ATTCAGCGTACTCCATCAAAAAGATTGAGTGAAGCCTCTATCGCGGCTTTTCAGAATTTTCTGCAGAATCTGAAATAAATAAATAGATAAATAATTATAGAACTCATCCAGTTAATAGGAGAACACGATGTCTATCGAACAAAAAATTGCTGCACTTCTTGAAGAATCAAAGAAGTTGCAAGCAGAAGAAGCAAAAGCGGTTACGCTTACACAAGAAGAGTATGATGCATTGACTGAAGAAGACAAAGCACAATACGAACTCGTTGAAGGTGTTGCTACTAAGAAAGAAGAAATTGCTATTGAAGAAGTAGCAATCGAAGAAGCTGTTGAAGAAGTTAAAGAAGAGTTGAAAGTTGACGTCTCTGAAGATGTTGCTGCTCTTATTAACGGTGAAGAACTAACAGAAGAATTTAAAACTAAAGCTGCTACAATTTTTGAAGCTGCTGTAGTTACTCGTGTCAAGGCAGAAGTTGCTAAGATCGAAGAAGAGTTTGATACTAAACTTGCTGAGCAAGTCGAGTCAATCAAAGAGGGTCTCGTTGAAAAAGTTGATGGATATCTCAATTATGTAGTTGAGCAGTGGATGACAGATAATGAACTTGCCCTTGAACATGGTATGAAGACTGAAATCATGGAAAGCTTTGTTGCTGGCATGAAGGGTCTATTCGAACAACACTATATCGATATTCCTGAAGAAAAGTTTGACGTTCTTGGCGATTTGCAAGAAGAAGCAGAGTCTACAAAGGCTAAGCTTGACGAGCAATTGGCTGCTAATGTTGAATTGACTAAACAGATCAATGAGATGAAACGTGTTGCTGCAATCGCAGAGCAATCTGCTGGTATGGCTGACACTGATGCAGAAAAGTTTTCCGGCCTAGCCGAAGAACTTGCATATGAAGATGCAGAGTCTTTTAAGACAAAGCTTCAGACCATTAAAGAAAATTATTTTGGTAAGAAGACAACTGTTAGCGTTAGCTCTGTTGTCACCGATGAACCTGTGCAATTAGAAGAAGATGTCAAGTCTGTTGATCCAGTCATGGCAGGTTACCTAAAAGCACTAAACAAATAAACATCCACAAAGGAAAATAAAATGACTACACGTCCAGAACTAGTTAAAAAGTGGGCTCCGATTCTCGAGTCCGCACAAGCTCCAGCATTCAAAGATGACTATCGTCGTCAAGTGACTGCTCAACTTCTTGAGAACCAAGAAGCAGCAATGAAACAAAGCGCTCAAGCTTTGAACGAAATTGCTAACGTCGGTGGTGACGGTGTTGCTCTAGGCGGCGCTGGTACTAACGCAAACATGGCTGGTTACGATCCAGTATTGATCGCAATGGTCCGTCGTGCAGCTCCACAGATGATCGCTTATGACATCGCTGGTGTTCAGCCAATGACACAACCTACAGGTTTGATCTTCGCAATGAAGAGCAAGTATGCTACCCAAGACGGTACAGAAGCTCTTTTCAACGAAGCAGACACTGACTTCTCCGGTCGTGGTACCCACGCTGGTTCTAACCCAGTTGATGGTTCTTACACAACTGGTCAAGGCCTAACGACAGCTACTGCTGAAGACTTGGGTGCAGGTACTGCATTCGGTCAAATGGCATTCAGCATCGAAAAGACAACTGTTACTGCTCAAACACGTGCTCTACGTGCTGAGTACACAGTTGAATTGGCACAAGACTTGAAAGCAGTTCATGGTCTTGACGCTGAAGGCGAATTGTCCAACATCCTTTCCAGCGAAATCTTGAACGAAATCAACCGTGAAGTTGTTCGTAAGGTTTACACTGCTGCTAAGGTTGGTGCTCAAGCTGGTACAGCAACTGCTGGTACCTTTGACTTGGACGTTGATTCTAACGGCCGTTGGTCTGTTGAAAAATTCAAGGGCCTAATGTTCCAAATCGAACGTGAAGCTAACGCTATTGCTCAGACAACACGTCGTGGCCGTGGTAACTTCTTGATCTGTTCTTCTGATGTGGCTTCCGCATTGGCAATGGCAGGTGTTCTTGATTATGCTCCTGCATTGTCTACAGGTCTAAACGTTGACGAATCCAGCACAACTTTTGCTGGTATCCTAAACGGTAAGTACAAAGTGTATGTTGATCCATACAGTGCTAACGCTAACGCTTCTAACGCTACTCAGTTCTTCTGCGTAGGTTACAAGGGTTCTTCCGCATATGATGCTGGTTTGTTCTACTGCCCATACGTTCCACTAGAGAAAGTACGTGCTATCGACCCAGCTACATTCCAACCAAAGATTGGTTTCAAGACTCGCTACGGTATGGTTGCAAACCCATTCACTAGCTTGAACTCTGGCACCAACATCTATTACCGCAAGGTAGCAGTTACCAACTTGATGTAATCAAGTGGCAATCTCCCTTCGGGGAGGTTTTAACAGGGACTCTTCGGAGTCCCTTTTTTGTTTTATAAATAGTAATATGACCAATAGAACACTCACCTGTCCAGTGCCAGAAAACATCAATCCGTTATCACCTAATGGATATATGTTCTCGCTCGCACGTCTTCCAGACTTAAGCTTCTTTTGCCAAGAGGTATCGTTACCTGCGATCACTCTTCCTGAAGCAACTCAGTTAACGCCTTTCACTAAGGTTCCACTATCCGGCGATCAGATTGATTTTGATACTCTACGAGTTCAATTCTTGGTTGATGAAAAGATGGCGAACTATCGTGCAATTCATGATTGGATTGTAGGTCTTGGTTTCCCTGAGAACAATGCTCAATATACATATGAAATTGGAAACAACGCTGTCCCAGGATTAAGCGAAGTTGCTCAATCTTCTTCAGATGCTTCACTTGTAATTCTAGGCAATAACAATACACCTATTCAAGTAATTCAATTTGCTGATTGTGTTCCTGAAAGCTTAGAGAGTATTACCTTTGCTTCAACTAATCAAGACGTTCAGTACTTGATTGGAAGTTGCTCATTTAGATACAGCTACTACAAATTCATTTAATTGTACAATCTTTTTGATCTATGATAGAATAGATCAATTTGGAGATATATTATGACCCTTGACGAACTACACGATTTGTGGGATGTAGACTGTGTTATTAGCGAAGATCACCTTGACCGTGAATCCGTTAAGACACCTAACCTACACTCAAAATATCTACGTTACTTAATCAACCACAAGATTAAACTTGCTGCGTTGCAATCAGAGTACAACACCCTACGCCAAAAGAAATTTCGCTACTATCGTGGTGAAATGAATAAGGTCGAACTTGAAGAACTCAAGTGGACTCAATGGCAAGGCGTTAAACCTCTCAAGAATGAGATGGAAGAATTCCTTGAAGGTGATACAGACTTAAATCGTATCAACATTAAGTGTGAATATATAAAAGGTATGATCGAGGCTTTGGAGTCAATCCTTAACCAGATCAAATCACGTGATTGGCAAATTCGTAATGCCATTAATTGGAAGCAGTTTGTAGCAGGTTCGTAATGATTACTATTGAAAAAATAAATGAAGTGCATCTGAGAGTTTACACAGATCCTGGAATCGCCCAAGAGATCTCTGAATTCTTTACGTTTGAAATGCCAGGTGCACGTTTCACACCACAGTACAGAGCTAAACTGTGGGACGGTAAGATCCGTATGTTCGACCTGCATCGTAAGACTTTGTATGTAGGTCTCCTTAAGTATCTTCTAGAATTTGCTGAACGCAATGAATACGAAGTAAAGCTTACATCAGACTTTCTACCAAAGCAACAGATCACTCCAGAAGAAGTCATGTCGTTTGCCAAGTGGTTAAACCCATGTTCTCGCGGTGAGCCTATCGAAATCTATGATTACCAAGTCGAAGCAGTAGCCCACGCTATTAATGAGAAGCGCTGTTTGTTATTGTCTCCTACAGCTTCAGGTAAGTCATTCATCATTTACACTACCATGAGATATCATCTTGAACATGGTCGCAAGTGTATTATCATCGTTCCAACAACATCTCTTGTAGAGCAACTCTACGCTGACTTTGAAGATTATTCAAGCGTCAATGGTTGGAAGACTTCAAAGCATTGCCAAAAGTTATACAGTGGATTCACTAAGGATGTTTCGCATAACGTTCTTATTACCACATGGCAATCTATCTACAAGCAACCAGGAAATTGGTTCAAGCAGTTTGATGTTATCTTTGGCGATGAAGCTCATAACTTTAAAGCTAAATCTCTTACTTCTGTTATGGAGAAACTATCCTCAACTGAGTATAGAACAGGAACTACAGGAACGATTGACAATAAGAAAGTTCACAAGCTTGTTCTTGAAGGAGTGTTTGGCGCTGTCCATAAGGTAATTACTACTAAGCAACTAATGGATTCTAATAGAGTCGCTAAGCTTAAGATCACTGCTCTCCTCTTGAAATACGACGATGTAACACGTAAGATCGTGAATAAGTCTACATACCAAGAAGAGATGGACTTCATTGTTAAGCACGAGAAGAGAAATAAATTTATTCGTAACCTCGCTTTGAATAGTGAAGGTAATACGTTGGTGCTATTCCAGTACGTAGCCAAGCATGGACGTACGCTCTATGAAATGATTAAAGAGAAAGCCCATGATAAGCGTAAGGTGTTCTTCATCTATGGAGGAACCGATGTTGAAGCTCGTGAAGCTGCACGTAAGATCATGGAAAACGAAACAGATGCTATTGCTATCGCATCCTTCGGCGTATTCTCTACAGGTATTAACATACCTTCTATCGAAAACGTTATCTTTGCTTCTCCTAGTAAGTCAAAGATTCGTAATCTTCAATCTATCGGACGTGGACTACGTCTAAAGAACGGAAAGACTCATTGTAATCTGTATGATATTGCTGACGACTTCAAGTATAAGTCTTGGAAGAATCATACGATTGGTCACTTCGCTGAAAGATTGAAGATCTATTCCGAAGAACAATTTGACTATAAGATCGTAGAGGTGCCAATTGAATGAGTACGTAGTATTAAAATTAACGTGTGGTGACATGATGCTTGCCACACTATTGAACGAAACTGTAGATGGTGTAGTTTTATTAGACCCAATTAAGGTTACATCAGTGCCAATGGTCGTTGACGGAGAACCATCCGAACAGATTATTACAAATCCATATTGTGTATTCACACGAGAACGAAGCTTTACATTTAATCATAAAGACATTTTATATTGTAAGCCTCTAAATCCAATTATCGTAAAGTACTATCATAAACTTGTTCTCGCCTTTGGCGAGGAGAGAGTACAGATGGAAAATTTCTATAATGAAGAGAAGGATGTAGTAGAGAAGCAAGTCCTAAAGTCTACCAAGTTCCATTAATAGTTTGTAATACAGAGATACATTATAAAACACAAAGTACAATACGTGAAATCTAATTTCGTCTAACGATAAAATTGTACAAACCGTATTCTTTGGTTTATAATCGAAACATAATAACAACGGAGCTCCAATGGCAACCCATTACGTGAACAATGCCGAGATGCTTGAATCAATCAAGCTATATAAGGCTAAATTAAAAGAAGCACGTGAAAATGGAACAGAGGAACCGCGTATTCCAGAATACCTTGGCGAGTGTGTTCTAAAGATCGCGACCAGACTATCCCATAAACACAACTTCATCAATTACTCATACCGAGATGATATGATTCTTGACGGTATTGAAAACTGTATTCAATGCATGAACAGTTTTGATCCTGAAAAATCATCTAATCCATTCTCGTATTTTACTCAAGTTATCTACTTTGCTTTCCTCCGTAGGATCGCTAAAGAAAAGAAGCAATCATATATCAAAGGTAAGCTAATTCAAGACTTAGCATTTGAAACGTTTGAACTTCAAGATCATGATGATGACGGAGATTTTAGAAATGCTTATGCAGCTTTCATGCAACAGAATTCTACATTCGATGATTCATTCATAAAGAGTAAAGAAAAGAAAGTCAAGAAGAAAGACGAACAATCACTTGAGAATTTCTTTGAGGAGCCTACGGAGGAGCCTAAAGATGAATGAAAAAGATTGGCTTGACAAAGTAGCAGTGGCAGCATCAGTGCATTGTGAAAATCCCAAAGTGGATGAAGTTCAAATTGATATGTTCATAGAGTTCTTATATAGAGTGTATGGATATGAATACCTCTCAAATATAAGGAAACAAAAATGAAGGTAGGATTTACTTGTTCGTGTTTTGATTTGTTTCATGCTGGACACATTATGATGTTACGAGAAGCAAAGACACAATGCGATTATCTTATCGTAGGTCTACAAACAGATCCTACACTTGATCGTCCTGAAAAGAATAAACCTGTTCAATCAATCACAGAACGTTTTGTACAACGATCAGCATGTAAGTATGTAGATGAGATCGTTGTATACGCAACTGAAAAAGATTTGGTAGATGTTCTCAATGCATTCCCAATTGATGTTCGTATTCTAGGTGAAGAATATCGTGAACGTTCATTCACTGGAAATGATATCGAAATGGAATTCTACTTTAATAAACGTCAACACAGTTTCAGTACAACTGAACTACGTAATAGAATTAAATCAGCATGAAAGTAGCAATCATTACGGATCAACACTTTGGCGCTCGTAACGATAGCGTTCAATGTCTTGACTACTACGAAAAATTCTACAGCACTGTCTTCTTTCCAAAACTAGAAGAAGCTGAAATCAAACATATTCTAATCCTTGGTGATACCTTCGATCGTCGTAAGTTTATTAACTTCAACACTCTTGCTCGTGCTAAGAAGATGTTCTTTGATAAAGCATATGATGCTGGTATTCTAATCACCATGATTGCAGGTAACCACGACACCTACTATAAGAACACTAACGAAGTCAACAGTCCTGAATTAACATTGAATAGTTATGATAACATTGTCATTGTTACAAGACCAGAAACCGTTAACGTTCATGGTGTTCCAGTATGTTTTCTCCCTTGGATTTGTGCAGACAACTACACAGACTCAATGAATGAGATTAAAAATACTAAAGCTGAAATTTGTATGGGCCACCTTGAAATCTCAGGGTTCTCAATGTATCGAGGAGTTGAATCACATGATGGATTATCTAAAGAATCGTTTAGTAAATTTGATATGGTATTCTCAGGACACTATCATCATAAGTCTGACAACGGTCATGTATATTATCTCGGCAATCCTTACGAACTAACATGGCAAGATTACAACGATCCACGAGGCTTTCACCTCTTTGATCTTGAAACTCGTACACTTGAATTTGTACAGAATCCTTATAGCCTATTTGAAAGATTTGAATATGATGATGCATCCTTTGATCCTGACGGTATTGATACTAGTTTTGTCAGCGACAAGTACGTCAAAATTATTGTTATCAACAAGTCAGACCTCTACAAATTTGATAAGTTCATCACACGAGTATATACAAAAAATCCACTAGAGGTTAAAATCGTAGAGAACTTCTCTGAATTCAGTGAGGGTCAGGTTGACGAGTCTATCAACCTTGAGGACACACTAAGTGTTCTATCGAATTACATCGACTCTGTTGAAACAGAAGTTGATAAAGATAAAGTAAAGAGCTTCATGAAATTGTTGTACACTGAAGCTCTCAATAAGGAAGTTGTTTAATGATCATCTTTAAGACGCTGGAATGGAAAAACTTTTTATCAACAGGAAACTCTGCTAATAAGATCATTCTCAATAAGTCTCAAAGCACTCTTGTTATTGGTCGCAATGGTGAAGGTAAGTCTACTATGTTGGACGCCTTGACCTTTGCGCTGTTTGGTAAACCATTCCGCAATATTAATAAGCCTCAACTTATTAATTCTATCAACGGTAAGAACACTGTTGTAGAGATTACCTTCGACATTGGTTCTAGTGAATACAAAATTGTTCGAGGCATGAAGCCTAACATCTTTGAGATATGGCTGAATGGTTCTATGATGAATCAAGACGCTGCAGCCAAGGATTATCAAAAGCTTCTTGAACAACAGATCCTACGTCTTAACTATAAGACATTCACACAGGTTGTTATTCTAGGATCAGCTTCATTCGTTCCATTCATGCAACTACCAGCATGGCAACGTCGTGAAGTTATTGAAGACATTCTTGATATTGGTGTATTCTCCACCATGAATCAGATTCTTAAGGAACGTATCAATGAGACAAATGATAACATCAAATCGATTGACGCTAAGATTACGATTGCGAAAAACAACGTTGAGGTACAGAAGAAACTTATTGGGACATTGGTTTCTTCTAAAAAAGAACAGGTGGACCAGATCCGTAAGCAAATTGCGGATAATGAAGCAGAGATTAAAGTCAATGATGAAAAGTGGGAAGTCCTCTCAGACAAGATGAATGAGATGATGGCTGCTAGTGATAACGCTAAAGAACTTGAAGAAGATCTTGAACGTGCCACTAAGATGAGAAACAAACTTCTCTCTAAGAAAGAACAGATTGAAGAGACTCTACAGTTCTTTGCAGACAATACTATATGTCCTTCATGTGCTCAAGACATTCCTCATGAACATAAGACAAAGATTGGTTCTAAGTTCAATCAAGAATATAGTGACAGTGTAGACAACCTTAACGTTCTACAAGAAGCATATGATAACCTAATTGCACGTCAAAAGAAGTTAGCAGTTCTAAACAAAGAACTACTTGCTTTGAACGTTCAGTGTAATGCGATCAATAGTACTAACAGTACGTTGGCTAAGCAGAACAAGAAACTCACTGCTGACATGGAGTCTACTAAAGAAGACACTGTAAACATTGATGTTGAAAAAGCAAGACTTAAAGAAATCGCTGATGAAGCTCTTATCTTAATCGACAAGAAGACTGAGCTCTATAATGAAAAGCAGATTCATGAAGTGTCTGCTTTATTGCTAAAAGATACCGGCATCAAGACTGCTATCATTAAAGAGTACTTGCCTGTCATGAATAAGTTCATCAATGGTTACTTAACTGCTATGGACTTCTACGTACACTTTGAACTAGATGAAGCTTTCAATGAAGTGATCAAGTCTCGATTCCGTGATGAGTTCACTTATGCAAGTTTCTCGGAAGGTGAGAAAATGCGTATTGACTTGGCTATCCTTTTCACATGGCGACAGATTGCTAAGATGAAGAACTCGGTGAATACTAACCTTCTCATCCTTGATGAAATCTTTGACTCATCGCTTGATAATGCTGGCACTGATTACTTCCTATCGGTAATGAATGCTCTTGGAGACAACTCAAACATCTTCGTCATCTCACATAAAGGTGATCAACTGTTCGACAAGTTCCACTCCACGATTAGATTTGAAAAGAAGAACGACTTCTCTACTATAGTTTAAAACAAAAGTATACAGTTTACTTTAATTCGTGGTTAGTGTATAATTCTAATCATGAACAAATCTAAAAGCCACGACATCCTAGCCAAGCTATTGGCTACGGAAAACATTATCGTCTCACGAGAAAATGTACAAACAGCTTCGTTTGACATTAAGAATCGCGTACTCCGACTTCCTCGATGGAAGGATCTAACTCAAGAAATTGAGGAGATGCTTCTACTCCATGAAGTCGGTCATGCGTTGTACACTACTGTAGATGGCTATGGCGTAGTGTATGATACAAAGAAACATCTCAAAGGTTACGCCAACATTATTGAAGATGTACGTATTGAAAAGAAGATGAAGGATCGTTATCCTGGCTCTCGCAAATCTTTCAACATGGGTTACACTCAGCTGAATGAACGAGACTTCTTCAAGGTCAGAGGTAAAGACCTAAGCAAACTCCTACTAATCGATCGCATCAACATCTTCTATAAGGTAGGCTATGCTTCGGGTGTTCAGTTTACACCAGAAGAATATGTCTATGTGCAGCGAGCAGATCAATGTAAGACTGAAGACGATGTCATTAAGTTAGCCGAGGATATCTTCAACTTTAGTAAAGCTGAAAAAGAAGAAGAGCAGGAAGAACAAAAGGCATACAAAATTTCAGGTGGTGGAGACGAATCTGATGTTGACCCTGATGAAATCGCTGATGATGCCGAAGACTTGACACCTGAAACTATTGATGCATTCGATGAAAGTCTGTCTAACATTCAAGACCATGATTCACGTACTGTGTACTATGAACCTGATTTTGAAAGTCATGGTGAGAAAGTTCTTATTGGCTATAAGCATATTCTTGAAGAATTGTCTACGTACTATGACGATCAATCACGCGCTGCACTCAGAATTAATGCTACAGAATTTAAGACATCATCCACAAGCATTGTCAACTATCTAGTCAAAGAATTTGAAATGCGTAAGTCGGCAGATGCTTACAAGCGTATTAAGATCTCTCGTCTTGGTCAGATTGATATGCGTAAACTATATGCCTACCAATTGAAGGACGACATCTTCCGCCAGATGGCTACAGTGCAAGAAGGTAAGAAACATGGTATGATCTTCTTGCTTGATTGGTCGGGTTCTATGAACAGCTATATGCATGAAACTGTTGAGCAAGTTATCAACTTGGCTATGTTTTGTCGCAAGATTAACATTCCATTCCAAGTGCTTGGTTTCTCGGATGGTTATATGTATGATGATGACTACTATCGTCAGCCTCCTGTAACTCCAGGAAATGAAAATGGTCTTGGATCTTCTGGTGGATTGTCATTGCTAGAATTCTTCTCGGATAAGATGAACACTCGTGATTTTAATGCTATGATTGAGTATCTTTTGAATCGTCCATGGAGACACAAAAAATACACATTGAATGGAACTCCATTGAACACTGCTCTTATTTACTGTGCAAAGTACATTGGTGAATTCATTCAAAAGAATAATGTTGAGAAAATGACTCTCATCACTCTAAGCGATGGTGAAAGCAATGAGCTCTATCCAACACGTTCTATCAGAAAAGGTTATGCATACATCTATGAGGATAACCAATCACGTCGTTTCAATGTGACAAGCATTCTACGTGATCCAAAGACAAAGAAAGAATACGAACTTTCAGATAATGCTGCAGAACAAACTGCTACATTGATGAATCTTATTCGTGATCGTTATGGAATTCACAGTGTAGGTTTCTACGTTACCAATGTGAATCAAAAATCTATTGATCGATTTGTGAAGAACAATATGAAATTTGAAGCTACAGCATCAAAGCGTTACAATGTTTCATACAAGATCTACAGTGATCTTCGTAAGAACAAGTGTGCCATCACTAAAGAAATTCCTGGACGTGATGAAATGTATGTTATTGCAACATCTAACAAGATTCAAGATGAAGAACTTGAAGATGTAAATCAAGAAATGTCAGCTTCACAGATCGCACGCCAGCTTAGTAAGGTATTCAACTCACGTAAGACTTCTCGAGTGGTCCTGAATTCCTTTGTCGGGATGGTCGCATAAAGTTGAAGAAACGGTGTACATTAATTCGTCTATTAGATATAATACTAACATGAATACAGAAAAACTCTTCCTCGATACGCTGCTCCAAGAATTCCCTGACTGCAAAGCCTCTGGTCAAGTTAGCCGTGCCCAGATCGTTGCAACAATGGAAAAGCTTGGAACTACCAAGTACCCACAATGGCTCATGCAAATGAAAGCCGCACGTGGTCTATATGTCATTCCCGGTCGTGAGACTGAGGAAACAACTGAAACAAAACCCGTGAACACACCACAAGACACATCTCTCGTCCCAAAGGTAGATCCCAACTACGTCGCCTTTGGTAATCATAAAGACATTGACACTATCGTCAAGTCTAGACAATTTTATCCAGCGTACATCAGTGGCCCAACTGGTAACGGTAAGTCTACTACAGTAGAACAGGTTTGTGCCAAGAACAAGCGTCCTCTCATCCGTGTTAACTTGAACATGATGACTGACGAAGATCAACTCATCGGATCTAAAACTCTAGTCGATGGCAACGTAGCAATTGTAGAAGGTCCAGTTCTAATTGCAATGCGTAGTGGTATTCCTCTATTGCTTGACGAAATCGACGCAGGTTCAGCAAACACTCTGCTTTGCTTGCAACCAATCCTTGAAGGTAAGCCATACTACTTCAAGTTGAAAAATGAACTCATTTATCCAGCACCAGGATTCACAGTCTTTGCTACAGCTAACACTAAAGGCAAAGGTAGTGATGATGGTCGATACATCGGTACCAACGTTCTGAACGAAGCTTTCCTAGAACGTTTTGCAATCACCTTCAATCAGGATTATCCAACTGCTTCGATTGAACGTAAGATTGTATTGAATCTAATGAAGTCCTTGTCTTGTGAAGACGAAGAGTTTGCTGAAACACTTGTTAAGTGGGCTGATGCAATTCGTAGGACTTTTGCAGATGGTGGGGTTGACGAAACGATTACAACCCGCCGTTTGGTACACATTGTCAGGGCCTTCGCAATCTTCAAAGATCGTGCTAAAGCTGTGGAATTGTGTATCAACCGATTTGACGATATCACTCGTAGTGCATTCGCAAATCTATTCGAGAAAGTGTCTACTCCTGAGCCAGCTCCTGTAGCAGCACCAACTCCCGAAGAAGTTGAAATCCCATTTTAATTAGGAACTATATTATGAACTATTCTGACCTCACCAAAACTCAAAAGCGTTGTATTGATGCCTTCATCAAGCTTCGTCCAGAACTCAATTCCCAAGCAACTATTACTCGTCCAGAAGTTGAAAGCTTGTTTCAAACTTTGTTTGAAGCTCGTGCAACTGGTGGCGAAAAGATTGGCTACCCAATGTGGTTGGTCAAAGGTGACAAGCTCGGTCGTGGAATTTATGAATTCCCAGCACCTGAACTTGATGACACCCCTGCTATTCCAACTCTAGAAAAAACTTCTAAATCTAAGGCTAAAGCTGAAAAGCAAGTCGAAGTTGAAAAAGAAGATAAAGAATTTTTTACAGAGTTAGCAGAAAATGGTATAATGGAATCTGCTTAATCGCAATTCCCTTTGATGGGTGCCGATAAGAAATTATCGGTGCTCTTTTTTCGTTAACATTATGGAGTTATTATGACTAAATTATCCCGCCTTGAAGCTTACTTGAAATCCGGCGCAACTGCAACCCCACGTCAAATCACTGGCATGTTTGGTTTGCAAAATCCAACTGCAGCAGTTCATGCACTACGTAGCCAAGGCGTTTGCGTTTACGCGAATGAAGCTACACTTGCAACTGGTGAGCGTACTGTAAAGTACAAAGTTGGTAAGCCAACTAAGAACATGATTAAAGTTGCTCACGCAATGGGCATGTTCAACTAATTGAAGTGTACTTAAAAGTAGGACTTGGGTATAATATACTCAGGTCCTCTTTTTATTTCTATTATGACAGTACCAAATCCAGCAACAGGTAAACTTACCCCTAAACAAAAACAACAAATTGATGATGCAATCAAAGCTTCTCAGACTGCGACAACTGGCGGTCGAAAGTTTGATGGTGGCAAACTTCGATATGGATTGATTCCTCCATTAGCACAAGCCGAAATGGTTAAGGTGCTTACATTTGGCGCAGAAAAGTATGAGCCAGACAATTGGAAGAAAGTTCCAGAATCAAAGACCCGATACTTTGATGCTTTAGAGCGTCACATCTGGGCATGGAAAATGGGTGAGCAGATCGATCCAGAATCTGGCATTCACCACTTGGCACACGCAATGTGTTGCTTAGCTTTCCTTTATGAACACGACGTAAAATACTCTAAGGACGTATAATGTTTTTCACAAACAAACTTGAAGTTTCAAATCTTAAAGTTAAACTTGAAGATGCCAACGCAAATGTTGAACGTCTTAAAGCGCAATTGATTAAGTTGCAGAATGATGAAGATACTTCAAAGGCTACAGTATCGGTTGACTTTAGCAAGATCAAATGTTTTTCTATAGAACGTAATCAAAGCAACTACAGACCATGCACAATCTTAGGTTACAACTTACTCACTGATGCAGAAAATATTGGTCCACGCGAATGGACTCTATATTGCTCAGTTGAACAACATGAAAAACTTGTTGAACTCTTTAACAAGCAGAAAGGCAAATAATGCAATTATCAAAAGAAACTCTCGCCCTGATCAAGAACTTTGCAGGTATCAACGGAAGCCTTATGCTTAAGCAAGGCAACAAGTTGGCTACTATCTCCGAAGGCAAGAACGTCATGGCTGAGGCAACTATCACCGAAGAATTCCCAAGTGACTTCGGCATCTATGACTTGAACGAATTCCTAAGTTCATGCTCTCTATTCGACAATGCATCTATCGAATTCAAAGAAAAGTATGCAGTGATTGCTGACTCAACTAATACGAACTCACGTATCAAGTTCTTCGCAGCAGGTGAAGGTGTTGTTAAAGCTGCACCAAGCACAATCAAGTTTCCATCAGCCGATGTAACCTTTACACTTAACGCAACTCAACTTGCAATGATTCAACGTACCGCTGGTGCATTGAAGGCAGGTGATGTTACTATCGAAGGTGATGGTACAACGCTCAGCGTTACAGTTGCTGACAAGAAGAATGATACTTCCAACGCATACAACCATGTGCTTGGTGAAACAACTGAAACATTTAAGGCTCACCTCAAGATTGAAAACTTGAAGATGTTGCCAAATGACTATGTTGTTGAAATCTCCAAGAAGAAGATCTCTCGTTTCAAGCATACTGCTTCTGACTTGACATACTACATCGCTGTTGAAGCTGACTCGGAGTTCTAATGGTTGAAGGCGCATTCAGAGGAGTTGGCGAGACAATAGCTCTCCTCTTTATCCTTTGCTGCATCTTCGTTCCACTAGGTCTTTGGAAGTTAGTGGAAATCATTATTTGGTTATATAAACACGTGAGCATTTCTATATTATGAGCAATCAATATTTGTGGGTAGAAAAATATCGTCCATCAACAATCGATGAATGTATTCTACCTGAATCGATGAAGAAGACTTTCCGTGAGTTCATCAACTCCGGCGAGTTGCCAAACTTCTTATTCTGTGGTGGAGCAGGTGTAGGTAAGACTACAGTTGCAAAAGCATTGTGCAATGAAGTAGGTGCAGAGTATCTCTTCATTAACGGTTCTGAAGAATCTGGTATCGATGTTCTTCGTACAAAGATTAAGAACTTTGCATCCTCTGTGTCACTTACAGATTCTAAGAAAGTGGTTATCCTTGATGAAGCTGATTATCTTAACGCTAATAGCACTCAGCCTGCTCTCCGTGGCTTTATCGAAGAGTTCAGTAATAACTGTCGATTTATCTTCACATGCAACTTCAAAAACCGAATCATCGAACCTTTGCATTCTCGATGTGCGGTGGTCGAATTCAAAATAGATAATTCTGAAAAGCCAAAGATTGCTGCAGGATTCTATCGTCGTGTTCTTGACATTCTTTCAATTGAAAAGGTTGAGGCTGATGGTAAAGTAGTTGCTGAACTAATTACTAAATACTTCCCTGACTATCGTCGTATTCTAAACGAATTGCAACGTTACTCTGTGTCAGGTAAGATTGATGCTGGTCTACTTGTCAACATTGGAGATGAATCATACGCTGAACTTGTTAAGTATGTCAAGGCAAAGAACTTTACTGAAGTACGTAAGTGGGTTGGTAAGAACAGCGACATTGAATGTACAGAACTATTCCGCAAGTTCTATGACAAGTCTGTTGACATTCTAGAACAAGGATCTATTCCTCAATTGGTTTTGATTCTTGCAGAGTATCAATATAAAGCAGCGTTTGTTGCAGATCGTGAAATCAATACGATGGCAGCACTTACAGAAATTATGGCTCAACTGAAATTTAAATAATATGGAATTCCTTGTAGTACTCACCGTTATGTTTGCTCTTGGCTTCTTCGTTGGTTGGAGAGCACGTGAACAAACTGCTGTCAATCGAATCAAAGAATTTGAAGATCAACTTAATGAGACAATGATTGAAGAATTCAAGAGTAAAGTGATTGACATCAATGTTGAAGACCATGATGGTGTGTTCTATGTCTACAAGAAAGAAGATGGTACGTACCTAGCTCATGGTCCTACTATGGAAAGTCTTGAAGATATCCTCACGGAAAAGTTTCCAGGAAAAATGTTTAACGCAACTCCAGATGATTTGGAAAGATTGAAAACCCGATGAGCTTTTTTGATTTTCTAAACGCAATTAATGATACAAAGAAGGACCTCATTCGTGAGGATCCTCATACAGAAAAAGATTACGTTCCATTCATGATCAATCGAGGATTGTCTTACTTTCCCGATACAGTTATGTTTGCTAACGAAATGAATACCCATGCTGACATTCCAAAGCAATGGCAATTTGATTTTTATCGAAATGGTATTGTCAAGAAGAAGCGATTCTCAAAGTGGCACAAACGTGATCAAGATACTGACGAAGTTAAACTCGTCATGAAGGAATACAACTATAGTTCTGAAAAAGCTATGAACGCTTTGAGTTTACTAACGGCTGAACAGATCAAACAACTCAAAGAAAAGTATCAAACTGGAGGTCGTTAATCGTATAAATAATTACAGTCTAATAGCTTTATTATGACAACTATAACTAAGGATTGTGAAATGACTGTAGAATTAATTTATTACGATTGGTCACCCGACTCAATGCTTGAAGTGACGTTACCAGAACCAGATAATTTCTTAAAGGTTCGTGAAACTCTCACTCGCATCGGAGTGGCTTCCCGTAAAGACAAAACCCTGTATCAATCTTGCCATATATTGCATAAGCAAGGTCGATACTTTATCGTCCACTTTAAAGAATTGTTTGCCCTTGATGGCAAGGAAGCAAACATCACTAGTGGAGATATTGAACGTAGAAATACTATCGCTGGTCTGTTATCAGACTGGGGATTGTTGAAGATCGTTACTCCGGCGAAAGCGGAACAACGAGTTTCATTGTCTCAGATCAAGGTCGTATCTTTTAAAGAGAAAGCCGACTGGACTCTAACCGCCAAGTACAACATTGGCAAAAAACCAACTAAATAAATGGAGAAACCATGCTAAAATTTGAATTGACTCTTGATGAAGCTAACCTAGTTCTTGCCGCTTTGGGTAAGGCACCTTTCGAACAAGTCGCAGGCTTGATTGGCAAGATGCGTGAACAAGCACAACCGCAACTACCAGCTTTGGAAGCAGCACAACGTGCAGCACAAGAAGCAGCACAAACCCCAGCTGCTGAGTAATTAGTCCCACTCGGGATGGGAACGAGGTTGGAGGTAACCTCGTTAAAAACCTTCATTGAACAGAACCCACCTTAGGGCCGTTTGACGTAAACGGTTAAGATAGATTGTCTTACTTTCTATCTGGGCGTCCGAGCAATTGAACTGCCATTCGTTAATTGGCGCTGGATAAAGTAACCAGCAGATACGCCTTCGGGGTATCACATTACTAACTCGCTTAATAGGAGAAACTATGAACAAGCAATTTACGCCTCAATCTTGGCAAGCTCTCGGTCAATTCAAAGATATTGAAAAATTCTTTGTTGGCATCGACGAACAATTTATGCGTCTGCAGAAAATGCATGATGATGTAACCAAGAACATCCCCAACTATCCTCCATACAATATCCGCAAGACCGGAGATAACACTTACACTGTCGAACTAGCAGTCGCTGGCTTTGGACAGAGTGAGATTGATATCGAAATCGACGGCGGTAAACTTATTATTCGTGGTAACGTCTCAGCTGAGAATGATGCTAACGATTATTTGTTTAAAGGTATTGCCAATCGCGCATTCACTCGTTCCTTTGCACTTGACGATCAAGTCGAAGTTAAAGACGCTGAACTTTTCAATGGTATGCTAAAGATTGCTTTAGAGCGTCTAGTACCAGAAGAAAAGAAGTCTAAGAAAGTACCTGTGAAGACTAAAGGTGAAAAGCAATTTCTAACAGAGGAAGAAAAAGATGAAATTCGTTCAAAGTTTTAATCGCCTATTGAGTAAGCTTTTAGCTTCCCTTGCTGAATTCAAAGAATATAAAGTGGGGAAAGTGAAATGAAAGAATTTTGGGATTGGGTCTTTAAGACCTTTACGGTTGACTATCAAAAAGAAATCGAAGATTATCTTGCTGATTGCACAAACCACGCTGACCTCGAACATCGCATGAAACGTCTTATGCGCAGAGGTATGATTTAATACGGAGATTTATTATGACAGTAAAAGTGTATAGACTTATCAGTGGTGAAGATATTATTGCAAGTGTTGAGGTAACTCATCACGGCTATGAGTTCAGTAACCCTGCACAAGTAGTGATGCAACAAACACAAGATGGAAGAGTCGGTGCAGCTTTTGCTCCATTTGCTCCATACGCAAAAGATGGCAAGGTTCTAATCTACAAAGATTTTGTAGCAGGTGAAATGGAACTTGACATTAAGATGATCAACGAATATAATCGAATCTTTGGATCTGGAATCGTAATCGCAGCAGCAGACGAGATTCCACAATCTATTATTCAATAACGGTGTACATCTAATCATAAACAGGATATAATTACTATATCCTGTTTTTGTTTGCGCTATGAAATTCTATACTAACATTTCCCGTTATGGTAACAACCTCTTATACCGAGGCTACCAAGATGGACGACGAATCAAAAAGAAGGTTCCATTCAAACCTACCTTCTACGTGAAAGGCAAAGGCCAATCCAAGTTCACAGCACTTGATGGCACTAATGTCGATCCTATTAAAATGGACTCAATGCGTGATGCAAAAGAGTTTATTGAAAAATACAAAGATGTCGAAAACTTCAACATCTATGGCAACACTAACTACATCGCACAATACATCGCCGAAGAATTTCCTGGCGAAATCAAGTTCGATCGTAACAAAATCCGCATTCACAACATCGATATTGAAGTTGCTTCGAATGAAGGATTCCCAGAACCAGACGAAGCTAAGCATCCAGTAATCTCCATTGCAATTTTGGATAGTGTGCTTGATACGTATTTCGTATGGGCACTCGGTGACTATGATGTAAGCAAATCAATCATGAAAACAAAGCAAGTTCGCTACATGAAATGTGTAGATGAAGCTGCATTGTTGCGCGAGCTTGTTAAGTTCTGGCATGAAGAACACACTTGTCCCGATGCACTCACAGGTTGGAACATTCGTACATTTGATATTCCATATCTCGTAAACCGAATTGGTCGTATCCTTGGTGAAGATGAAGTTAAGAAGCTATCTCCTTGGGGACTCGTTGAAGAACGTATGGTCACCATGAAGAAAGGAATGGTTCAAATCTATGACCTCATCGGTATCGCTCAAGTCGATTACATGGACATCTTCCAAAAGTTTGGTTACTCCTTTGGCCCACAAGAATCGTATCGTTTGGATCACATTGCTTGGGTTGTTCTAGGTGAACGTAAGCTTGACTATGATGGTACACTCCATACGCTTTACCAAACAGATCACCAAAAGTTTATTGATTACAACATTAAGGACGTTGACTTAGTTGATCAGATGGAAGACAAGATCGCTATGATTACGTTGACCATGACTATGGCTTATAAAGCTGGTGTCAACTATGCTGATACGATGGGAACTGTGGGCATCTGGGATTCTCTCATCCACAAAACTCTGCTTGAACAGAACATCATTGTACCTCCTAACAAAGATAGTTGGAAGAATGACTATGAAGGTGGCTACGTAAAAGAACCTCAGTGCGGTGTCCATGATTGGGTTGCATCCTTTGACGTTAACTCACTCTATCCTAACATCATTGTGCAATGGAACATGAGTCCAGAAACAATTATGAAAGGCGTGGTTGAACCAGGAATTACTGTAGACAAAATGCTTGCGGGTTATAAGAACACTCGTGATATGTCTATGGCTGCAACTGGCCAATACTTCTCTAATGAAAAACAAGGCTTCATGCCAAAGATCATTGAAGAAATGTACAACGAACGTGTTATCATTAAGAAGAAAATGCTCGATTCAAAGAAAGAACTCGAAGCATGTGATAAGAGTAACAAAGCTGAAGTGTATCGTATTGAACGTGACATTGCTCACTTTGAAAACCAACAGACTGCGATTAAGATTCTTTTGAACTCACTTTATGGTGCTCTTGGCAATAAGTACTTCCGTTACTTCACGATGGAAATCGCTGAAGGTATCACCATCACAGGTCAGTTCATTATTAAGTGGGCAGAAAAGCATGTGAATGGTTTCCTAAACAAAACTCTAAACACTAATAAAGACTATGTTATTGCTATTGATACTGACTCTGTGTACGCTGGCTTGGGTGATCTTGTCAACACTGTCATTCCTGATGGAACCACAGAAAAGAAAGTCGACTTCCTCGACAAAGTTTGCGCCAAGATCGAGAAGGATGTTCTTGATGTTGCGTTCAAAGAACTAAAAGAAAGCTGTAACGCCTATAAGCAGCGTATCAGTATGAAGCGTGAAGGTATTGCTGATCGTGGTATTTGGACTGCAAAGAAACGATATATTCTAAACGTATGGGATAATGAAGGAGTTCGCTATGCTAAACCAAAGCTCAAGATCATGGGCATTGAGGCCATCAAGTCGTCTACTCCGGCGCCGTGTAGAGAGGCTTTTGAAGAACTTTTCCAGATTCTCATCAAGGGCACAGAGGAACAAACTCAACAATACATACAAAGCTTTAGGAATACCTTTGATGCTTTACCGGTCGAAAAGAAAGCCTTTCCGCGGGGCGTAAGCAACCTAAAGAAGTACATGGACAACAAGCTGATTTACAAGAAGGGTACACCTATCAATTCTCGTGCAGCAATCTTGTTTAACCATCTTCTCAAGCAACACGGGCTAGAGAATAAATATGAAGCTATCAAGGAAGGCGAAAAGATCAAGTACATTTACCTTGATCCGAAGAATCCTTTGCGAGAAGACGTCATTGCCTTCAGCGAAATTCTTCCACCTGAATTTGGATTGCATCGTTATATTGACAACACTACTCAGTTCGAGAAGTCATTCCTAGATCCTGCTAAAATCATCTTAAATTCTATTGGATGGAAAGCAGAAGAGGAAGCTTCATTGGAGGACTTCTTTGGATAATATTCGAATCATCAAAACCGGCATCAAAGTCGATAAGATATTGAATCAACTAAAGCAGTTCGCTGAAGACTGGGGCGCAGCTCGTAATATTGAAGGCGCTAAGAGTTGTATCGATGAACACGGATTCCCTGAGGTTGAAGCTGGTGTGCTTCAACTTATTATGGGTGCAGTCACTAGCTTGGATCAGTATGTAGGCGACAGCGAGTTATGTAAGCCTACTCCTGCATACTATCATCACACCGAAATTATTCGATTTTTGAAAAGACATTTTCATGATCACAGCCGATGTGGATTCTTATCCCTGCCGGTTGGAGGAGTCGTTGGCAAACACATTGACGTAGGTAACTACTATCTAACACGTGATCGCTATCATCTTTCAATTCAAGGCACATATGAATACTCAGTCGGTGATGAATCTGTCATAGTTGAACCGGGCACTCTCTTGTGGTTTAATAACAAGCTTGAGCATGGTACTCGAAACATTGGAGATGACATCCGCATCACCTTTGTATTTGACGTTCCTCATGACAAGTCAAATCCTTGATTGTCCTTTTATCATGCACCGTGATATAATACTAATACTACGCATACAAGGAGCATACAATGAGCTTACTAGATAAGATTAAGAAAAATACTACGATCAAAGACTCGGCAATTCTGTCCCAGTCAAAGTACTTCACCAAGAAGGACATGATTCAAACTGCAATCCCTGCCATGAACGTTGCACTAAGCGGCGAACTTGATGGTGGATTCGTCCCAGGCCTTACACTTTGGTGTGGTCCATCCAAACACTTCAAATCAATGTTTTCACTCATCATGGCAAAGTCCTACATGGACAAATATCCAGATGCAGTGATGGTATTCTATGATTGTGAATTCGGTACTCCAACAGCGTACTTCTCATCCCTACAAATCGATACCAATCGTATTCTTCACGTTCCAGTTATGAACATGGAAGAATTCAAGTTTGACGTAATCAAACAACTTGAAAACTTGGATCGTGGCGATCGTGTTATCTTCGTCGTAGACTCATTGGGCAACATGTCTTCTAAGAAAGAAATGGAAGATGCTATCGAAGGTAAGTCTGTACAAGATATGTCTCGTGCAAAGCAGATGAAGTCTATCTTCCGCATGATTACTCCTTACTTAAACCGCCTTGACATTCCAATGGTAGCTGTTAACCACATCTACATGGAACAAGGTTTGTATCCAAAAGCAATTGTTTCCGGCGGCACTGGTGTTTACTTGTCTGCTGATAACATTTTCATCTTGGGACGTCAACAAGAAAAAGAAGGTACTGACATCATTGGTTATAACTTCATTATCAACGTTGAAAAATCACGTTATGTTCGTGAAAAATCTAAGATTCCAGTTTGTGTTAAGTACGAAGGCGGCCTAAGCAAATGGTCTGGTCTACTTGACATGGGACTTGAATCTGGTCACATCATTAAGCCAAGCAATGGTTGGTACTCTAAAGTCGATAAGACAACTGGCGAAGTCGATGAAAAGAAGTATCGTTTGAAAGACACAGAAACCAAAGAGTTCTGGGGTCCTATCTTGATGGATGCTACATTCCGCGACTGGGTCAAGGAACGCTATCAAGTTGCTCATGGTGATATGATCAGTGATCATGAAATCCTTGAAGAAATGGAAGCATATGAAGACGAAGCTGCGTCCGCATAAGGTACTAGGCAAAACGACTATCGAGGGTGATCTACATGCCCTCGCTTTCTCTGAAGGTCCATTTGCTGATATCGTTTTCTCTTATACTAACATCAGCTTTGATGAAGATACGGAGAATGATCAGTTGAAACTTGGTTATGAATACTACATTCATCAAACTCCACCACACAGATTGGGTTTTGATAAAGAAGCTTTTGAAAAGGAACTCGGAGATTTTGCAGTAGAGTTACTCTACTACGGATTGGAACGGGACCATCTAGGATACGTTAATGACAGCACGACTCGAGAAGACGATACTCTCAAACTTAATTCACCAGGAGGAGTACTGCCGTAAGGTTGTACCCTTCATCAAACCAGAATACTTCAGCGATCAGTTCGAAAGACTTGTTGCTGAAGAACTTCTGTCTTTCTTTACGCAGTATAACAAGCCTGCGTCACTAGACATCCTTGCAATTCAGATCGGTAAGCGTAAGCTTCATCCTGATCAAATTGATGGAATCGAAAAATACATCAACACTCTTGACTTTAAGACTGAGAATGAAGACTGGTTGCTAAGTAATACTGAAAGCTTTTGTAAGAAGCAAGCAGTTTACAACGCAATCATTGATTCATTTGAAATCATTGAAGGTAAGAATGGAACACTAACAGAAGATGCTATTCCATCTCTTCTGTCGGATGCTCTTGCTGTGTCATTTGATTCTTCAATCGGTCACGATTATCTTGAACAGTTTGCAGATCGTTACGAATTCTATAATCGCAAAGAAGAAAAGCTTGAGTTTGATCTTGAGCTATTCAACAAGATTACAAAGGGTGGTCTACCACGTAAGACATTGAACATGATTCTTGCCGGCACTGGTGTTGGTAAGTCTCTATTCATGTGTCACTATGCAGCATCTATTCTTATGCAAGGTAAGAACGTGTTGTATATCACATTGGAAATGGCTGAGGAGCGTATCGCTGAACGTATCGATGCAAACCTTTTGAACATGACAATGGAAGAATTGAGTAAGGTTACTCAAGACATTTACGAAACACGAATCGGTAAGCTTATTAAGAAGACTGCCGGTAAGTTGATTGTGAAGGAATACCCAACAGCATCTGCCCATGCCGGTCACTTTAAGTCTTTGCTTGAAGAACTGAAGATGAAACGAAACTTTAAGCCAGATGCAATCGTCATTGACTATTTGAATATCTGCTCATCATCGAGAATGAAACATGGTGCTGGTGTTAACTCCTACACTTATATTAAGTCTATCGCAGAAGAACTTCGAGGTCTTGCTGTTGAGTATAACGTACCTGTTCTAAGCGCAACGCAAACAACCCGAGGTGGATATGACAACACTGACGTGGACCTTACTGATACTTCTGAGTCTTTCGGCTTACCTGCTACTGTGGACTTCATGTTCGCACTCATATCTACCGAGGAGTTGGAAAACCTCAACCAGATCATGGTCAAACAACTTAAGAATCGTTACAACGATCCTTCTTATTATAAACGTTTTGTCATTGGCGTGGATCGTGCTAGGATGAAACTGTATGATGTTGAAGATAATGCTCAATCAAACATTGCAGATTCCGGACAAGATAGCGGACCAGTATTTGATAAAGGTGACTTCGGCAAAAGGATGAAACAGGCTGGCGATGGGTTTACATTTTAAACGTGAATGTGTTATAATTTAATTTTGGAGAATAATAATGAGTGATTTTGTAAACAGCAAATGGTGTCGCGATATCTCGGATATGCACACCAAGTTTGGCGTCAATAAAGTATTGCGTCAATTGGATGGCGATAAACTTGAGGCATTCCTTAAGTTTCGTATTGACTTCCTGCAAGAAGAACTAGATGAAATGCGCGATGCTTTGGTTGACTATCAAGCCGGTAAAGTTGAAGGCGTGAAAGCAGCTGACGATACAGTTGATGCATTGATTGATTTGTGTGTTGTTGCTATTGGCACACTAGATGCTTTTGATGTTAATTCAGATGAAGCATGGAATCGTGTACATCGTGCAAATATGACCAAGGAAGTTGGCATTAAAGCTTCACGTCCAAATCCATTGGGTCTTCCAGATCTTATCAAGCCAGAAGGTTGGACTGCTCCAACTCATGCTGATAACATTGGCGCCTTGGCAAAGGTGTTTAAGTAATGCCATCCCTCACCGTCTTTAAGTCTATCTTTGACAATAAGACAGATACACGAGTTGACTTCGATACATTCGAACAATTTGAGAAGTCTCTCTATCATCTGTCTACGCTGAAGGGTTATAAGGCTAAGCGCGGTGAGTTTACTAATAAAGCTTCACCGCTTATTTCACCGGCAGTTTACAAGCCCGATACTACTCGGGCTAATGCCAATGTAATTGAATGGGCAGGCTGGGCCGCTCTTGATGTTGATAACGCCACCTATGATGGAGATCTTGAAAGTGAATTGGCTCGTTTATATCCTACCACTTATTTCATTTGCTATTCTACTGCTAGCAGTACAAGGGATGCGCCAAAGTTCCGTCTCGTATTTCCACTTACGCGATCTGTTGGGGAAGGGGAAATCCGACACTTTTGGTTTGCACTCAACAATGAATTTGGCATGGTGGGAGATGGACAGACTAAAGACTTATCTCGAATGTATTACGTTCCTGCGATATATCCTAATGCTCATAATTTTATCTTCACTCATCGCGGTGATTATCTCGACGTTGATGCTCTTCTAAGAAAGCACGAATTCGCAGCTCCTTCTACTTCATCAAACTTTATTGATAGACTGCCTCCTGAAATTCAGAAAGAAGTTATCAAGCATCGTCAACAGAAGTTAGAAGAAACTAAGAAGGACATTCGTTGGACATCCTATAGTGATTGTCCATTCGTCAATCGTAAGCTGATTAGTGACTATAAACAAATCTCTGGCACTGATGGTTCAGGTCGTTACTCAATGATCTATAAAATCATGACATCAATTGCATGTAATGCCGTGAAGTCTAAGTATCCTATCACAGAATACGAGATCGTTGACATTGTTCGTAGCCTTGATCGAGAGACATCAAACCGATACGCAAAGAGGCCTCTAAACGTTGAGGCATCTCGTGCCATCGAGTTTGCTTACAAGAATGCTTTGTAATACAAAAGTATACAGTTTACAATAAATCATTTTTGTGGTATAATAGATCTATCTTCGGTACAAGGAATAGCTATGAATGACCACGATCGTAACAATTTTAAATACATCATGTCACTTGACGAAAAGCAATTCGATAAGTGGTATGCTTCTATCTCTGAAGATGATGTCGACTATGCGTTGGAACTCATGAAGCAAGCTCGTCTTGAGTTGGATGTGAAAACGCATGAAGTGTTTGACGAAGTTATGAACACTTCACTTGCTCAAAAAGCTTTGAAGAAATTCATGCTATGAAAGAAGACTACTTCAAACAAGTTCTACGTAAAGCTGAACACATTGGTGCTTTTACTTTAGATAAAGTGAATAGAAAGCTTGAATTCAAAAGCATTCATAAAACAAAAGCATTCACTGAGATTGGCGATCTAGTGTACTTTTTCATTCATAAAAAAGACATTCATAAAATTGGCGAAACATCTTCTCAAAGTGGATTCTATTCTCGTAAAGCTGAATACACTAAAACAGCTGAGTATCAAGACAGCACCACATCTAAAATCATAAACTATATGATTACTAATGACATTAAAGAATATGATGTCGTTGCTATTCGTATTCCACGAAAGACCGAAACTCTAGTTTCAGCTATTACCGGAAGTGTTCACACTAAAGATATAAGATTGACAAAAGACTACGAATCAATTTATATAAGTGAAGCATACATGTGTGGTTACACTTTACCTCTAAATCGAGAAGCAAATAAACATGACAAATCAAGAAATCCTCGGTGACATTGGCGAAATCTGGTATCACGCTCACTTTGGTGGCGTACCATCGACTGACAAGTATGATAGCGACAAAGATCACACTGATGAAGATGGTCGTGAAGTTGAGATCAAAACTCAAAGCCGTCATCCTTATGGATGCTTCACAGTCAACACTGCGCATACAAATCAACTTAGAAAATGTCTAGAAGTAGATAGATTAATTTTTATTGAGTACAGTAAAAGTGATACAATTATAGTACATGAATGTACTGATCGTACGTACTATACAACCACTACTGCAGATGGTCGCCGCATGGCTTGCTGGCCAATTGAAGATATGACAATCATTGCTAAGTGCAAGAACAAAAAGCTAGCAAACCTAATGCGCAATTTCTCTAACTCTAAAACCCTGAAATACTATGACTAATTACACACGCAAATCAGCAAACATCCTCCTTGAAGCAGCTGAACTTCAAGAACGCAAAGGCCGTGATTATCAGAATCCTTTGAGTCGTGTACGTCAAGCAGATCACTATCCGCGTGGTGTCTATACCATCCTTGATACAATCAATGGTAAGATGCTACGCATGTACTCCGTTCTTGAAACGATGGAACAAGGTGGTGCTATCAACTTTGAATCAGTTGAAGATTCCGCAATTGATATGATCAACTATGCTTCATTCCTTGTTGCATATATGCGTGGCGATATCGATGGCCAAGAACCTGGCAAAGATATCTTCAATCGTCGTGGCACTATGAATGAAGCATTGATCCCTTCCAACTTCAGACTTGAAGCTCCAATTAAACCTGAAACAAATCGTGGTCCATTCCCTGATGTTGTTGCACAAGAAACGTATGTACCTAAAGGAAGATTTGAGGAATGATGACAATGTTAAATCATAGCACTATACATGAAGTACGTCAAGAATTTGCACGTTTATACCAAGACCAAAAGTTTGTTACCGATAAGTCGGGTGTAAAGACTATTGAAATTATTGGCGCTAGCTTCTGGGCTAACTCAGCAACTATCTTTGGTGAACCCAATGCTGATTACATTCAACGTGAACTTGATTGGTATAAGTCTCAATCATTAAATGTGAATGATATTCCTGGCGGCACGCCTGCAATCTGGAAACAAGTCGCAGATTCTGAAGGCTTCATCAATTCCAATTATGGTTGGTGTGTATACTCACCTGAAAACAATGATCAGTTTGCTCATGTTGTAACTGAACTTGAAGATCGTCCTGACTCACGTCGTGCAACCATGATCTACACACGTCCTACAATGTGGGGTGATCATAATAAGAATGGTCGTTCTGACTTCATGTGTACTAACACAGTTCAGTATCTCATTCGTAATGGTCGTATCTATGCAGTAGTTAATATGCGTAGTAATGATGCATGGGCAGGTTATCGTAATGATTATGCATGGCAGCTGCATGTATTGAATCATGTTCGTGATGAGTTACAATTCCGTGGCAAATATTATGAACGTGGTGAAATCATCTGGAATGCAGGTTCATTGCACATTTATGAACGTCAATTCTACTTGGTTGATAACTACCTAAAGACACGTGAAATTTCTATCACTAAAGAAAAGTATGATGCTAAGTACGGGATTGTCTGAGTGGGGTAACCGTTATCTTTCTCTTGCTAAAGAAGTCTCTACTTGGAGTAAAGATCCTAGCAAAAAGATTGGTGCTGTTGCGGTAGGCGAAAAAGGTCAGATCCTTGCACAGGGTTACAATGGCTTTCCTCGTGGAATCCTCGACAGCGCTGATCGTTATAATGATCGTCCTACAAAGTATAAATACGTCGTTCACGCTGAAATGAATGTAATCTATAATGCTACATTCAATGGAGTTTCTCTCAATGGTGCACGTTTGTTTGTCTACGGATTGCCTGTTTGTTCTGAATGTGCAAAAGGAATTATCCAAGTAGGAATTCAAGCAGTGACTGTTTTCAGTGAAGACGAAGTCCCAGAAATCTGGACAGACTCTTGGGATACGACTCAAAATATGTTTAAAGAAGCTGGTGTAAGTGCACTTTGGATTAGGAAATAAAATGAAAGTAGCTATTATCATGGGACGCGGCATTGAAGGTTGCGGCGTCACAAAGTTTACAGTAGAACAAACTAAATGGTTGGCAAAGAATGGCCACGAGTTTATTGTGTTCTCCTCTAAGGATAAATCATGGACACGTAAGAATGCCCACGATGTATCAAATGTCGTTCAATTGAAATTCGCTAAGGCTGAAGAAACTAATAAGATGATTGTTGGCTGCAATGAAGCCGATGTAGTTATCATTAATAGTCTTCCTTCGATTGGACATCCTGATGAATGTATTAACCAATTTAAGCGAGCGCTAAATGAAATCACAAAACCAGTCGTCCTCATCCAACACGATCACTCGTCCCACTCGATTCGTCGCAATGCTGCAATCGATGAGTCCATTAGAAAGGCTAGCATTCTTTTTGGCCATTCTTCTCGCAACGATTTCGCTAAGCACGTATCTACGGTAACTGATGGTGGTGGACTTGCAGGATTCTTTGGCGAAGATAACTCAAAGACTATTCTGAATTTCCAACCAGGACTTGACTTTGATTCAGTACGTGCTAAGTATTGGAAACCTATTGAAGAACAGAATCCTATTATGAACAAATGGATTGGCCGCACCACTTCGTGGAAAGGCTATGTTCAGATGTTCAAGTTCCATAACGAATTCCTTCGTCCTAATGACTACATCACTACTTTTGAAGGTATTGAAAAGTCACCTGCATATCTTGGCTTCCGTGAACTATCAGAGTTTAATGGAATGATTGACCAAGACATTAATACTGTCACCCTTGAAAAGGACCAACCAGCATATGTCTTCGGACCTTTTATCAACGATCAAATGCTTGGCCGCATGGCTACTGTTGGATTTGGTTATCAACTTTCCGTTCTTGATGAGCGTTTTATTGAACGATCCATCGAGTATACTCATTGCGAAGTCGTTTGTTCCGGCGTAGTTCCAGTATTCCGCAAGTCTTATGGTGAACGTTGTACTCATCGTCACTTTGGTAAAAAGCTAATTGACTGTGAGAACACAGGTACTATTTGGCTTGATGATAATGACATGCAGCCTGCTTTCGATCTGCTAAATAAGTTAGCCGCTGACCCAGTATTGCGCAATCAATACCGTGAACAGGCATATGAATTTTATAAACTACACCAAGACTCTCAGTATACTTTTGCTGAGATGTTTGAACAGATTGAAAATAACTTATGAGCTTAACACATGCTTTTATCGTACCTCTCATCGGTGGTCAAGTCCTGGGGCAGGAAGCTGCCTTTGGTTCAAAACCTGATTACATCTTATCATACACCCCTTTCTCAGGCAACGACGCACATATCATCAACCGCTTCCCGAATAAGCCGTACATTCTTTTGGATCAAGGCGGCGTTCATCCTCATTACGTTGACGTCGTTGGTACTACTTGTCCTTGCGCTGGGCTCAGCTCTTTATCCCCTTCTGCAAATTCCGATGCATCCGTAAATGATTGGATGTACACTACGGCAACGTATGTACTAGAGAAGATGCAACCCAAAGTCTTTTGGGGAGAGAATGCACCACGATTTGCTGGTGAAATGGGTCGACCAATCGTAGCAAACCTAATGAAGATTGCTAAGAAGAATGGTTACACTATGTCGATCTATCGTACTAAGTCTCTCCTTCATGGATTGAGCCAAGTACGTGAGCGATCATTCTACTTCTTTTGGAAAGGCGATAAAGTTCCTGTGTTCAACTACTTTGATCGTCAATATGAAACCATTGAAGAGTTGCTAAGGAAAGTTCCAAAGGATGCAAGTCAGAACACTGTGACTAACGAGAAAATCCCATCCAAAGATGATCCATTTTATCGTTACATTCTAGAAGAAATGCATGGTGGAATTACTCACCAAGAGTTCTTCAGCAAGATTGAGAAGACAGTTGATACGATGTCTTACATTGAGAACAATGGTATCTCCTATAAGACTGTCAAGCTTTGGATGGAGAAGAATGGCTACGAAAAGATTGCGTCTAAACTGGATGCTATCCAAGACAAGCTAGATGCAGGTGGAAACATTATGCGCCGTTACTCGGTAATTGGTAAGGGTTACACCGGTGCTTTTGTAGGTCATATGCCAATGATGTTGACTCATCCTGATGAAGATCGTTACATCACATACCGTGAAGCAATGAGTATCATGAAGTTGCCATACGACTTCGAGTTATTGAGTCCTAAGAAGAACTTGAACCATGTATGTCAGAACGTTCCTGTAACCACAGCAACAGACATGGCAATGGAAATTAAGGCGACTCTTGAAGGTCGTAGAGATATGATTAGTGCACCTCGTATCTATCAATTTAATGCTTCAAAGACTCAACGGATTGAAGATGATGAACCTGCACAAAGTTTAGAATCATTCCTGTAATAAATGCCCTTCGGGGCATTTTCCATTTTATAAATATAGTATAATCTTTGTAAATGGAGCAGAAATGAGTGCAGCATCAGATAAGTACGAAAAGGACGTAGCCGACAACGTCGACAAAATCCCAGGTGTCAAGGCCGTTAGACCGCCAGGAGATACTGCATACGCTGACGTAAAAATTACATACAAGAATGTTACTTCTTGGATGGAAGTAAAGATGAACCACACCGACAACTTGTCGAATCCACGTGTGTTCTATAAGAATGGTAAGTGGGATACTACCTACGAAACTCCAGCTGCAAAAGCTGCGATCGACATTCTTAATAATTCTCCAATGGCAAAGAAATTTATTCAGGATCTTGCTAAGTTTTCAGGCATTCCTGTTAAGATGATTAAGATTCCTACCACAAAAGGTGGACTTAAAGAAGAAGGTGCTGTTCCTCTTCATGTAATGAAAGCTTATTTTGATAAGCCTGGTGTAAATCGCTACATTGCAAACAGCGAAAACATGGATCTTGGTAAAGTAGTAACAGATCACTACACCAAAGGTAAAGCCGAACCAGCATACTATATGCAAGCAGGTGACGACTTCTATCGCATCTCTAATAAAGATCCATTCAAACTTGGTGCAACAATCCCATTGCTATCTGGTCGTGGTGACTTTAAAGTTCGTGTATCAACACGTTCAGAATTCTATGAAGTACAGGCCGAAGTAAAGATTGCACATATGCCAGACAGTAAATATTCTGTTAAGCCTGGCACTAAGAAACAAAATCCATTCCTAAAATAATATGCTAAAACTAAAAGACTTCTTAACCGAAGAGAAGAATACTCACATGGAGCACGTTGAGGACTTGATCTTCAACGAAGGTGTTGATGGAGCACGTAAAGCAATCAACTTCTTACGTAATCTTCGTGACATGCTTGCTGGTCATGCTAAGTCTCCTATTACTTCTACAGTAAAGTGGGATGGAGCACCTGCTGTTTTCGCAGGTATCGATCCACGCGATGGCAAGTTCTTTGTTGCAAAGAAAGGCGTCTTTAATAAAGAGCCAAAGGTGTATAAGACTAATGCTGACATCGAAGCAGATACATCAGGTGATCTAGCAGCAAAGCTAAAGGTTGCTCTTAGAGAATTCTCTAAGCTTGGCATTAAGTCAGGTGTATATCAAGGTGACTTAATGTTCACTGATGATAAAAGAACTGAAACGATTGATGATGAGAAGTACATAACCTTTCATCCAAACACGATTGTTTATGCTGTGCCATATATGTCTGAACTTGGCAAGAAGATTCGTGCTGCTAAGATTGGTGTTGTTTGGCATACCACATATGAGGGCGATTCATTTGAAAGTATGAGAGCATCCTTCGGTAAGTCTATCGTTGATAAGTTCAAACAAGTGCCAAGCATTTGGATGGACGATGCTAACTATAAAGATTATTCCGGGACTGCAACCTTTACTGCTGAAGAAACTAAAAAGGTTACAGCTGTGCTATCACGTGCCGGTGCAGTATTTAATACCATCAGCGCGGAAACTCTTAATGGGATTTGCAAAGATGAAGACCTATTACTCGCAGTTAAAACTTTTAACAACTCAAAGATCCGAAAGATGGAACACATCAAGGACACTAAAGCCCATGTGCGTGAGTTGTTCCACTACATCCACGAAAAATACGAAAAAGAAATCGAGAAGAAAAAGACTCCTGCCGGTAAGCAGAAGCAAGAAGATATGCGAAAGAAGATCCTCAGTTTCTTTGCTCATCATGATCAGAATCAAATTGTAGCAATCTTTGATCTGATGAATGTTCTAGTGGAAGCTAAGATTATGATCATCGAGAAGATGAATCAAGCTGGTCATATTAATACATTCCTTAAGACTGCAAGTGGTTTTAAGACAACAGGTGTTGAAGGCTTTGTTGCCATTGATCACCTATCAGGCGGAGCAGTTAAGATTGTAGACAGAATGGAATTCAGTCACTCTAACTTCTCAAAAGATATTTTAAAAGGATGGCAACGATGATTAATTTCAAACAATACTTAGAAGAAAAGCGTGGATTATGGGATAACATCCATGCTAAAAGAAAACGTATTAAGAATGGTTCTGGCGAGAAGATGCGTAAGCCGGGAAGCAAAGGTGCTCCAACTGCAGCAGACTTTAAAGCAGCAAATGAAGAAGTTGAGATAGACGAGGCCGTTAAACTAGGTTCTAAAGTTAAGATTCATGCTCCAGGTAAAGACTATCACGCTCAGATTGGTCATATCGGTGAAATTCGTCATGGTGCTCATAAAGATGCACCAAAGACCTACACTGTAGATTATGGTAATAGCAAGTCAGTTCAGCTTGACAAGAAGAATTTTAAACTTCATAATGAAGAAGTTGAATCTCAGTTTGACTTGATTGAAGAAGTCATTGAAGAACTTGCATTAGCTGAAGGTATTGATTCAGAATCTATCTGGGAAACCTTAGAGTCGGTTGACGACACTGAGTTGTTGGAATACGCTATTGATAAAAAAGGACATAAGTCTTCAACAGGTGGATTGACACAAAAAGGTGTTGATGCATACAATGCTAAGACAGGTGGACACTTGCAAACTGCAGTTACTACTAAACCTTCAAAGCTAAAACCAGGAAGCAAAGCTGCTAATCGTCGTAAGTCTTTCTGTGCTCGTATGGGTGGAGTTAAAGGACCTATGAAAGATGACAAAGGTCGTCCTACACGTAAAGCACTAGCGCTTAGAAAGTGGAACTGCTAATGTTAAAATTTCAAGATTACGTAAAAGAATCTTGTAATTGCTGGTTAGGCTACAAGCGTAAGCCTGGCACTAAGCCATGTGCAAAAGGTTCTTGTGTTAAAGAAGAAAACAACATTGGTTATGAAGGTACTGATAAGCTTACTAAGTATCGTAAGAAGATGACACCTGGAGAAAAGCCTGTAACTCCTTGTATGTTACCTGAATTCGAAGATTTAGAAAAGAATAAATAAGTAGTATAATTAATTAATGGAAGCATATGAAACAGTATAGACAACTCATAAAAGAGTTGCCCTCTAAAAAAGTCGTTTTCGCGTTCGGTCGTTTTCAACCTCCTACAACAGGTCATGAACTGCTAGTGAACGCCGTCAAAAAGATCGCCTCTGCACAGAAGGCCGATCATATCATCTTTGCTTCCCGCACTCACGATAAAAAATCCAATCCTCTTCCAGTAGATCGTAAGGTATATTACCTTAAGAGAATGTTTCCGAAGACTAACTTTGCTGCAGCCAGTGAAGAAGTAAGAACATTTATGGAAGCAGCAAAAATGCTTTCAAAGAAGTATAAGAACCTTGTCATGGTTGCAGGTTCTGATCGTGTTCCAGAATATAAAAAGCTCCTTGAAAAATACAACGGTGACGTATTCACCTTTGATACTATTGAAGTAGTATCTGCTGGTGAACGTGATCCAGATGCTGACACTGCATCGGGTATGTCCGGCACTAAGATGAGAGAAGCTGCTAAGAAGGGTGACTTCCCACACTTCAAAAAAGGTTTACCGCATACTCTAACTGACCTCGATGGCAAGCGTTTGATGAATGAGATTCGTCAAGGCATGGGTATGGATATTGTTAAAGAACAAGTAAAGTTCGAAACAAACGATTTACGTGAAAAGTATTTCGCTGGTGAGATCTTCCATGTTGGTGAAATTGTAGAATCACAAGGTGTTGTTTATCAGATCGTTAAACGTGGATCTAATCACTTACTCGTTCAGAATGAAGAAGGCCAAATGATTAGTAAGTTCCCACAAGATCTTGAGATGAGCGATAAAGAATTCAATCTACAGGAATTAGACGAGATGATTATTAAATCCGCAGACAAATTAAAAGTAGCACGCATCATTGCATCTTCATTAGGAATGGTTGATGTTGATGATAAGACAGGTGCTGAGAACATGGTTAACGTTTCTCTTCGCAAAATTAAGAGTAAGAACCTCACACCAGAAGCTTGGAAGATTCTAGGCAATATGCTTAAACTTGCAACTGATGCAGGTATCAACTATGATAAATCTATCATTCCCGAAACTAAGTTTAAAGTAATGGGTATTGAAGAAGATACTGAAGGACAATTCTCTGATGAAGAGATTGATGCTATCGTTGAAGCATTAACTGAAGACGATGTTCTAGAAGCATATGATGATGAAGAACTCCACATCATTGATGAAGAAACAGGTGAAGTAATCTGTGAACTACAAGAAGACACACTGCTTGAAGTACTATCAAGAGCAGAAAGAATTCGCGCTAAAATTCGTTTCTCAAGATCAGAAGCAAAGCGTGAACGTAAGACTAAAATTGCATTGAAGACTCATTCATCATCAAGCACTTTAAATAAACGTGCTCGTCGTTTGGCTATTAATACAATGAAACTACGTCTTGCTAAGAAACCCTTAGAGAAACTATCTGTTGCAGAAAAAGAAAGAATTGAAAAGACTCTTTCACAAAGAAAAGCTGTGATTGATCGTATGGCCATGAAGATGGTGCCAAGGGTTAAGAAAATTGAGACTGACCGTCTTTCCCATAAGAAATAAAATAAGGAAAACATCATGGATGAATTAGTACAATCAATGAAGAAGTGCCAAGCGAATACGTTTGTCATGTACTTTAAAACTCACGGCTTTCACTGGAACGTAGAAGGAATCAACTTCCCTACATACCATGAATTCTTTGGAGATCTATACGAAGAATTGTATAGCGCAGTAGATCCTATGGCGGAAGAGATTCGTACTCTTGGCGCTTATGCTCCAAAGAGTCTTGGAGAACTATATAATAGTTGCACTCTATCCGAGAGTGATTTAGTTGGTGACTCTGTTCGTGAAATGCTAACATCTCTATTGATGGATAACAATCAGGTCTTAGCATGTCTTAACGAATCATTTACTCTTGCTACCACACAAGGTAATCAAGGTCTTGCAAACTTCTTAGCTGATCGTATTGACAAGCATAAGAAACATGGATGGATGATTAGTTCATCACTTAAGGGAGCATAAATATGTCAGGAAAAGAAGAAGTTGTAGACACTTCTGACTACAAGCTTGATAAAAATGGCAAAAAAATCAAAGCACATCGTATAGTCTTTAATAAAGGTGAAGACGATGGTAAAAAAGGAATATCAGAAATGAAAAAGAAATACAAAGATTTTGTTGAGCAACACTCAGTTGAAGAAGAACTGAAGGGTGGGCAGAAAAAACTTGACAAGAATAAGAACGGTAAGCTTGATTCGCATGACTTCAAACTACTTCGTAAAGAAGAAGCTGAACTAGATGAAGCACTACATCCAGAAGCAGGTAAAGTGCTAAAGCACATTAAGCCTGAACATCATGCTAAGTACAAAGCGGACTTAGCAAAGGGTATCTATAAAGGCGACTTTGCAGATAGAACAGCGGTATTGAAAGCTGCTGAACGCGCTGGTCACTTAAAGGAAGAATTAGAAGAAGGCTGGGATGACATGTTAGCTCATGTCAAGAAGAACGCTGAAAAATCTAAGACTGCTACTGCTACTAAGCATGACGTTAAGAAGACTTCTACAGGTACAGTATATACTAAGCAACGTGATGCTGACGGTATGAGCAAAGAATTTAAGCGTGATAATGATCAAACTAAGCGTGGTCGTGGTCGTCCAAAGAAGAATTCGTTCAGTGAAGCAGCAGAGTTTCTAATGTCTCTTGATGAGGAAGCATTTGATTCATTGATGGAAGAAGGATTTGATGCTTTCGTAGAATACTATGCGCAACTTGACGAACTAAGTAAAACAACTCTTGGCTCATATGCTAAGAAGGCTTCAGTAGATGCTAAGTTCCATGGATTTGATGCTGGTCATGCACAAGGTCATGCACAGGCGCATGCTAAACGTCCATCAGATGGTTTAGATGCAGGATCTGCTCAAGATGATAAAGCCCATAAGAGATTAAAGGGCGTTAAAAAAGCGATTGATCGCTTAACCAAATAAACAAAAATTTTTAAGGAGTCCAATCATGGCACTATGGGGAAAAACAGACGCAACAGGGAGCAAGCCAAAGTACTTGAACTCTACTGATGCAGCAAATGCAGTATTCGTTTCAGCAGAAGAAGCAGTACTAAAGACAAACAAAGATAAAGGTATTCTTGGTGCAGGCTGGTGGCTTGTTAAAGAATACGCTGATGCTGATGGCAAACCACGCTATAAAACTGAATTGCTAGTGGCAATGTCAGTTGCTAACGCTGCATCTGGTGATGCAGCAGACGATGCTAAGATTGCTGACGTAGAAGTTACTCTTACTATCGGCACTCAACCTGCTAACCAAACAGCTAGTGCTGGTGGCGCAACATTCTCTGTTACAGCAACTGCATCTTCTGGTACAGTTACTTACCAATGGCAGAAGAAAGAATCTGCAGCAGGTTCACGTTGGGCAAACGTTTCTGGAGCAACATCAGCTTCCCTTGCTCTCACTGGTCTAACAGCTGGTGCAGATAATGGCGATCAATATCGTGTCGTACTTGGCTCTACCTCTGGCGCAGTCAAGACAACATCTAGCGCAGCAACTCTAACAGTAGCTGCTTAATATAAGGGGCTTCGGCCCCGTTTGTTATGACATTGAACGAAGATAATTTTCTCCTTTATGCTATGCATCACTATGATAACACACAGTGTCATACCATTGAGGAGTTTGAGGAAGACTTAAGAAGATTCCTCTATCTCAAGAAGTTGTTTATTAGGCACCACAATAATAAGGAACTAAGAGAACGACTTATATTGAACCACATCATCGTTCTATATAACATATTTGGTGATGCCACGACTGACATGCTCTTTTTCAAAATGAATGAAGAACATAAGTCAGCCTTGGCAACATTTTTAGTATACTTAAATAGGTTACCTGAACATCTAATGTCAGAGATTCCTATAGATATAGATGTTGCAACAGCGTTAAGGAAAATTTAATGTCTACAACTATAGACAACATGCTTGCTTTTAAGATTCTCTATATGCTTGTCACTCCATTCGAGAAGACAGACGCGTATAAGTTTGGAATCATTGACAAGGATGGTACACCACTCAAGAAATCTAAAGATCTAAAGTCAAGTGAAGAGAAAGACTCTTACACTAACCTAGATCGTTTGGTGTTTTCTCTAAAGCGCTTGTTGGGTAAAGTGCCGGGAGGCAAGAGTCAATTGGCTTCATTAGTAGCTGCATATTGGCTTATTAAAGAATCACATCAGAAGAGAACAGTAGTCAAAGAAGAAGAACTTCTTTCACTTATTGATCTCATCGAAGAAAAGAAACTTACTTTAGTCGAGGAAGAACTTGACATTGAGAAGTTTATTGCTATGATGGAAGATGGCGGAGCAGCTATCGCCAATACTGCAGGTGCTGCAACAGCAACCGATAAGCCAGTTGTGAAACTAAACAAAAAGAATAAGCCAATATCAGGTATCCTTGGTCTACCTGATTATATTGCACGTAGAAAACAACCTGTTCAAATGGGGCAAAAATGAAATCATTTAAAGAAGTACAAGAAGCATTTGGTCGTCGTCATGACGCTTACACTCGTGACTATCATAGCTCAGTTTCTGGAATGGGTAAACATCAATCGCATGCTTATCATGCAGATGGCGGCGCTAATGATGAAGGCTGGGATCGTGAACATCATCATAAGCCTGCAGATCATCCGCACTCTGTGCATATTAATGGTAAGAAGTGGAAGACGTTTGGTTCACACTCTCATGCTAGCAACGTAGCAAAGAAGATTAAAGGTGCTACTGTTCATAAAGAAGAAACTGAATTGGATGAAGCTATTGATCCAAGCGAAATTGCAAGTAATCCGAAGATGTACAATTCTGATGCTGCTAAGAAAGCGTATTATCATAAGAATGCTACAGCTGAAGATAAGAAGTCTTTAGAGCGTCATCTTGATCGTCATCATGGTAATAAAGAATGGCGCAAATCTGTTAAAGAAGAAGCTACTTGTAAAGTATGCAAACAAGATCCATGTATCTGTGATGATGATTCTCATGGATTTGTAAAAGAAAGCGAAGAATCTGATAAGCACTATAAAGAAGCAGAAGAACACTTATCTAAAGCAAATGATTCTGATGCCAAAGGAGATAAGAAATCTTTCCATGCACATATGGCAAACCATCATGATGCTATGTCTGAGTGGCATGACTCTAAAGGTCGTTCTGCTTCAGCAGATAAGCATGCAGAAAAAGCTGATTATCACCATGAGAAATCTTTAAGTGAACAAGTTATTGAAGCACGTATGTCAGCAGCAGTAAAACTACAACGAGCTTTCCAACGTCAACAAGAAAAGTCTGCAGCATCACGTAAGCGTGGTGAGGAACTTCTAAATCCTAAGAAGGATGAACCAAAGAAAGTTTCTGAAGGCGTTAAGAGTCCGGGCGTAGGCTGGATGATTAGACAAGATCCAAAGCTTGCTGCTATCATTAAAGTTCGTAAAGAGAAGATGAAAACTTTTAGACAGCACGTTGGCAAGAAGATTGAAGATAAAGATAAAGACTAATGTGGTTATTGAAATTTCTGCCTGATTGGATATTTTATGCAATGCTGGTCGCCGGTGCGATTGGCATCGTCGCTTCTAAGTTTGCTCCAGCATATTATCGATCGGCAGTAATGGCAGCTTCAGCTGGCGTATTCCTTATTGGAGTATTCATGGCTGGTGCAATTCATGATAATGATGCATGGCTTGCAAGAATAAAAGAACTTGAACTTAAGACTGCTAAAGTAGAAGTAGAATCCACTAAGGAAACTGCTAAAGTTCAAGTTAAAGTAATAGAGAAAACACAAGTTGTTAAAGTACGTGGTGATGATATCATCAAGTATGTTGACCGTGAAATTGTCAAGTACGACGAGACATGTAAGATTCCAAAAGAATTAACTGAAGCTCTTAATAAAGCTGCGGAGCCAATTAAATGAAATATTTTCTAATTGCTCTATTACTTTCAGGTTGTTCGACTACAGTTCCAGTCGCAATGAAATTTCCTGAAGCTCCACTGAATATACAAGAAAAGTGTCATCCCTTAGAAAAACTAAAAGATGACGCAAAGCTTAGTGACTTAGCTAAAACAGTCACAGTGAATTATACAGAGTACTACGCCTGTTCCATTAAGACAGACGCTTGGATTGAATGGTATCAAACCCAAAAGAAACTATTTGAAAGCTTAAATTAATGGAACTGACTTTACAACAACTTAAACAGCTGTTGCCAAAGAATCCCTATGTGGAACATTGGCATGAAGCATTGTCTCAACTCCTACCGGATTATGAGATCAACACTCCTCAGCGTATTGCTGCCTTCATTGCGCAATGTGCTCATGAATCAGGCGGCTTTACAGCTTTGAAGGAGAACCTTAACTATAAACCTGCAACTCTTCGCAAAATCTTCCCTAAATATTTCCCAACCGACGAACTAGCCAATGCGTACTGTTCTATGCCAGATAAGCAAGCTGCTATTGCGAATCGTGTATATGCTAATCGTATGGGTAATGGTGATGAACATAGCGGTGACGGTTATCGCTATTGCGGCCGCGGCCTTATTCAGTTAACAGGTAAAGACAACTATACTTGGTTTGCTGCATCACTCAACATCTCTCCTGATGAAGCATCAGAGTATCTTGGAACTTTTGAAGGTGCTGCACAATCAGCATGCTGGTTCTGGGAAACAAACAACCTTAATCAGTGGGCCGACAAAGGTGACATCCTTACGCTAACAAAGCGTATTAATGGTGGTACTATTGGTTTAGAAGATCGTATCAAGCATTATGAACATGCATTGCATGTGCTAGGAGTATAATATGGCAGAAGAAGTACAAGTAGAAAAGAAACCCGATGAAGATTGGATGACCAAGAAGTGGCGTCCAATGATGGCAATGATGTATATGATTTGTTGTCTATGTGACTTTGCATTGTTCCCGATCATGTTCACTGTTGTTCAATTCTGGGAAGTTCAAGCTGCCAACGACGCGTTCCGTCAGTGGGTTCCAATTACACTTCAAGGCGGTGGTCTATTCCACGTTGCTATGGGTGGTGTTCTTGGTGTATCAGCTTATGGTCGTACTCAGGAAAAAGTTGCAGGTGCTACAACAGTAAGTACAGGTGTTCTAACACCAACGCTCACTCCTACACCATCACCTGCGCCTGTAGTAAATAATACACCGGCACCTGTGGTCAGTGCTCCTATTCAACGTGTTGAACAAGAAGCTGCACCAATCGTTGTAGGCTTTGGTGGAAAAGCTGCACCTCCTCCAGCACCACAACCTCTTATTTAAGGATTGAAAATGAAATCAATTATTTTAGCAACTGCTTTGATTTTCGGCATGACCGCTTCATCATTTGCAGTAGAAACAAAGAAAGTCTGCGTTGACCAAAAGGACGCAAAGACTGGTAAGACTAAACAAGTCTGTAAAGAAGTTAAACAACATAAGAAACTAGAAGGAACTAAGGTTCCAGAGAAGAAGTAATATGGATATGCCGGAAAGAATAGCTAGAATGGAAGCACAAGTTGAAGCCATAAAGGAAGACATGACTGAAGTCAAGAATGACATCAAAGATCTGCATTCGCGTATCACAACCGGCAATCGCGAAATTGTTGATAGATTAGATTCTATGGAAATTAGAATCGAAGAGAAAATGAATGCAAGTGCAGAAGCATCTAAGAAACAACACCTTGATATAGAATCAAATCTTAAAAAAGATATCAAAGATATCAATACAAGAGTTGATGTTCTTGAAAGATGGCGTTGGATGATTGTTGGTGGAGCTATTGCAGTAGGTTATCTAATATCTCACCTAGATCTTTTTGGAAAAATTATGAAGTAAGATTGTACTTAATCTCGTATGTAATATATAATGGTACTAGTGAATTTGTCAATGGAGATCTAAGTGCAAGTAAAATTAATTTCGTATTCAAAACCATCTCGAGAGCTCGTCAGTGACGGGCTCTACGACGTTCAGGAACTCATCGCTTTTTGCGCACGAGTATCAAATCCTGCAAACCAATTCAATACTGAAACATCCGAGAAATTAATCAAATATCTCGTGAAACATCAGCATTGGTCACCTCTTGAAATGGTGAGTGCATGTCTCGAAGTAGTTACTACTCGGGACATTGCTCGTCAGATCCTTCGTCATCGTTCTTTCTCATTCCAAGAATTCAGTCAACGCTATGCAGATCCAACTGCAGAACTCAGCGAAGCATTTGTGTTACGCGAAGCTCGCTTCCAAGACACTAAGAATCGTCAAAATTCTATTGAAGCTGATATGACGGATCAAGCACAACGCATGACTGCTATTGAATGGGAACGCGCACAAAAGCGTGTACTATACGCAGTAGAGAAAGAATATAAATGGGCTATCGCTAATGGCATCGCCAAGGAGCAAGCTCGAGCAGTTCTACCAGAAGGTTTGACTGTATCACGCATGTATATGAATGGAACCCTACGTTCTTGGATCCATTTTATTCAAGTCCGTTCTGGCAACGGAACTCAGAAAGAACATATGTTAATCGCAAGAGAAGTCGCTGCAGTAATTGCCGAGATCTTTCCACTTGCGAATGAATTCGTAACACAATAAACAAGGAAGCAAATATGGATGACGTTGTCCACGGCATCAGGGTAGACTATTCTCGCGATAATCTATTCGATGAGTTAGGCCAGATTCGCCTGAAAGAATCATATATGAAAGATGATGAGGTATCACCTCAAGAAAGATTTGCATTTGTATCGTCTAAATTTGGATCGAATCCGGAGCATGCTCAAAGGTTGTATGAATACTCTAGTCAACATTGGCTTAGCTATGCTACCCCTATATTATCTTTTGGTCGTAGTAAACGTGGTCTCCCGATATCTTGCTTCCTAAACTATATTGAAGACACCGCAGAGGGTTTAGTTGATAACTTCAGCGAAACAAGTTGGCTATCTATGATGGGCGGCGGTGTTGGTATTGGCTTTGGTATTCGTTCTGCAAGTGACAAGTCTACAGGTGTTATGCCACACTTGAAAACATATGATGCATCTTCACTTGCCTATAAACAAGGTAGCACTCGTCGTGGTTCCTATGCAGCATACCTTGATATCTCTCATCCAGATATCATTAGCTTCCTAGAATTGCGTAAGCCAACTGGCGATCAGAACATGCGCTGTTTGAACTTACATCATGGTATTAATATTCCTGACAAGTTCATGGATATCATTGAACGTTGTATGATTGACAATGAAGCTAATGATGATTGGGAACTAATTGATCCAGCGAGTAACGAAGTACGTGAAGTCGTATCTGCGAAGCATCTATGGCAACAAATCCTTGAATTGCGTATGCAAACAGGTGAGCCATACATCCACTTCATTGATGAATCAAACCGTAAGCTTCCACAGTGGCTTAAGGACAAAGGTCTGAAGGTACATCAATCTAATCTATGTTCTGAAATCATTCTTCCAACAAATGAAAAGCGTACTGCAGTATGTTGCTTGTCTTCATTGAACTTAGAATATTATGATGAGTGGAAAGATCATCCTACATTCTTGCGTGATGTAGCAGAAATGCTTGATAACGTATTGGAATACTTTATTGCTAATGCATCAAAGGAAATCAAGCGTGCTAAATACTCTGCAATGCGTGAACGTTCTATCGGCATTGGCGCACTAGGCTTCCATGCTCTTCTACAAAAGAAGAACATTGCGTGGGAATCTGCTCTTGCAAAATCATTAAATATTCGTATCTTTAAAGGTGTAAGGGAAAAGCTAGATGAAGCTAATCAAGTATTGGGATTGGAAAGAGGTGAGGCGCCTGACGCTACTGGTACTGGGAATCGCTTCAGTCATCTTATGGCTATTGCTCCCAATGCTTCTTCTTCCATTCTCATGGGCAACACTTCTCCTAGTGTTGAACCTTATCGTGCCAATGCTTATCGCCAGGACACTCTATCGGGTTCTCACCTAAACAAGAATAAGTTCCTTGATATTGTTATTCGTAATCATCTTGGAAAAGATAAAGAATTCGGCGCTGCAAATTCTGGTGACTACGACGAAGTGTGGAGTTCCATTATGGCTAATGACGGATCAGTACAGCATCTTGCTTGGATGGATGAATACACTAAAGAAGTCTTTAAGACATCAATGGAAATTGATCAACGTTGGGTTATTGAACATGCTGCTGATCGTCAAGAGTTTATTGATCAAGCGCAATCATTGAACTTGTTCTTCCGTCCAGATTCGCATATTAAATACATCCATAGTGTTCACTTCCTTGCATGGAAGAAGAAGCTTAAGACTTTGTACTATTGCCGCTCTGAAAAGATTGGTAAGGCTGACAAAGTTCATAAAAAGATTGAACGTGAAATCATTAAGGAAATTGACTTGAGTCAAATCGCACAAGGGAATGATTGCATTGCGTGTGAAGGATAATATATGACAACAGTTGCTGTTGTGGGAGCCGGCATCTCCGGCCTATCAGTTGCATATGAATGTGCAAAAGCTGGATATGAAGTAAGTGTCTTTGACGAAGAATCATATCCAGCAATGAAGACTAGCTATGCTAATGGTGGTCAAATCAGTGTTAGCAATAGCGAAGTGTGGAATTCTTGGAGCAACGTACTTAAGGGTATGAAATGGCTCACAAAGAAAGATGCTCCACTTCTTATTCGCCCATCATTAGATTGGGACAAAGCAGTTTGGATTGCTAAGTTCTTATATGCTACTGCAAATGGTGAAGCTGCACGTAATACTGCGCAAACTATTCTACTTGGTATTGAATCTCGTAAACGATATGCTGAAATCATTCGTGATGAAAACATTGAGTTTGATAAAAGTGATTGTGGTATTCTTCACTTCTATAAAGACGAACAATACCTACAACACGCTGTAGACATGAAGAAGATCTACAATGAGAATGGATGTGAATGGGACATTCTTAATCGTGATCAAATCTTAGAGATTGAACCTACGTTAGATCGTGCAAGCGGAATCCTTGGAGGAGCTTGGACTCCTAGCGATTGGACTGGTGATATTCACAAGTATTGCTATGGAATGTATAACGTACTAAAAGACAAGTATGGCGTGAAGTTCTTCTTTAACGCCAAGATCTATAATGTACGTGAAGATCTAGGTTACTTTGATAAGATCGTTATTGCAAATGGTGTAGGTGCTACAAAACTTACAAGCAAACTAAGCGATAAACGTTTAGTCTATCCTGTAAAAGGTTATAGCATTACAGTCACGGTAGATGATATAGATAGTCTACCAACCGTAAGTTTGCTTGATGATCAAGCAAAGATTGTAACAGCAACTCTTGGTAATCGTTTCCGAGTTGCCGGCACTGCAGAACTTGCAGGCCACAATTACGATATTCGTCGTGATCGTATTGAACCTCTTTTGAAATGGGTTCACAATAACTTCCCGATGATTGACGCTCGTAATTATAGTCAATGGGCATGTTTAAGACCGATGGCTCCAAACATGATGCCTATTGTTGAGGAATCCTATGTGAAAGATATATACTATCACTTCGGTCATGGTCACCTAGGTTGGACTTTAAGTCCAGCAACTGCTCAGCAATTAGTCAGAATAATGGAGAAGTAATGGACGCATATCTTTTGTATCAGTCAATCAAACAGCTTTGGGCTGAACACACTAATAAGAACAGTGGAGGCATTTCAAAGAATGATTACACTTATATGAAAGCATGCATCTGGACAGATGAAGGATATAGAGAGATTGTAGGTGCATCCTACAATCCTAAGTTAAAAATGATAGAATTAGAAATGGATAAAGAATGAAACAAGTACTAAAATTTAGCGCAGCATGGTGCGGTCCATGTCAAGCTCTTGGTATGACTATCAAGAGCGAAGATGACTGGGGTGTCGAAATTAAAGAAATTGACATCGATGAAGAACTTGACATGGCTTCTCAGTATGGCATTCGATCAGTGCCTACTTTAGTAATGTTAGAAAATGGTGCTGAAGTCAAGCGTAAGTCAGGTGCATTGAACAAAGTTCAATTGAAAGAATTCATCAATGGTTAAAGCAAAGCATAATCTGCTATCAGACCGTAGCAACTTTAAGCCCTTCAATTATCCTTGGGCGTATGATGCTTGGCTGAAACACGAACAATCACATTGGCTTCATACAGAAGTACCAATGGCTGAAGACGTAAAAGATTGGAAGAAGAAACTTACTAAGGAAGAAAAGCAATTCCTTACGCACATCTTCCGATTCTTTACTCAAGGCGACATTGACGTTGCAGGTGGATATGTTAATAACTATCTACCTTACTTCCCTCAACCAGAAGTACGTATGATGCTATTGGGATTTGCTGCACGTGAAGCACTTCACATTGCTGCATATTCTCATTTAATTGAAACGCTAGGTTTGCCTGAAACAACTTATAGTGAATTCTTGGAATACGCTGAAATGAAAGAGAAGCACGATTATGTGTTGAATCTATCTGCTCAGAATACTACAAAAGAAAACACTGCAAAACATATTGCTGTCTTTAGTGCTTTCACTGAAGGTATGCAATTGTTCTCGTCTTTCATTATGTTGTTGAACTTCCCTCGTCATGGCAAAATGAAAGGTATGGGACAGATTGTTACTTGGTCTATTGTTGATGAAACACAGCATACTGAATCAATGACTAAGTTGTTTAAAGAGTACATCAAAGAAAATCCAGAGATCTGGAATGATGAACTCAAAGGTGAACTATACACCATTGCTGAAAAGATGGTTGCGCTTGAAGATAAGTTTATTGACCTAGCATTTGCTATTGGTCCTATGCTTGATCTAAGCTCAGAGGATGTTAAACAATACATTCGTTATATTACTGATCGTCGATTGATTGGCCTAGGCATGAAAGGTATCTTTAAAGTTAAGAAGAATCCTTTGCCTTGGGTTGAAGAGATGATCAATGCACCAACACATACAAACTTCTTTGAGAATCGTGCAACTGATTACGCTAAGGGCGCTCTCTCAGGCACATGGGAAGACGTTTGGGCTAAGGAGACTTAATGGCATTAAAACATTTTGATTGCGACAGCTGTGGAGCCCACGGCAAAATCACTTTTAAAGAAGATGATCAATTTCGTAAAGCAGACGTAGCATATTGCCCGTTCTGCGGCGGTGATATCTATGAGGAAGAAGAGTATGTCGAAGAAGACGATCAGTAAGGTAATCATCTACTATGAAGATGGAACGTACGAAGAAGTTAAAGCTGGCTTTCCTCCTGTACAAGATAAACAGAATAAAAGCCCTATTACCCCTCATCACGTAGACTTTAGACCTGACTGGCAAAAGGTAAAGGAGTGGCAAGAACCTGCTATTCCTCGTCCAACATGGGTTGCACCAACAACTGATCCATCTCTTCCTCCATGGACAATCACGTGTGGTACGGATAATCTTCCTTTTAGTGTAGCTGCAGGTAAGTGGAGTTTTACGTCCACGGATAACTTTGTAAATGATAAATATACCATTGCACCAACTGGTAATGGTAATGTGGATATATCAAAATAAAGAGTTTACTGAAGATCAGATAGAGAAGTACATTGGTTACATTTATCTGATCACAAATAAAATAACAGGACGAAAGTACATAGGAAAGAAACTTTTCTGGTTCTCTAAAACTCGTACCATAAAAGGTAAGAAGAAAAAAGAGAAAGTACTTTCGGATTGGCCTACATATTGGTCCTCCTCAGAAGAACTGAAGAAGGATGTGATGGAACTCGGTGAAGAAAACTTCACACGAGAAATTTTGTATTTGTGCTCTAACAAGGGCACGATGTCGTATCTTGAAGCACGTGAGCAATTTGCGTGTAAGGTTTTAGAAAACCCTGCTCAATGGTATAACGGCATTATACAATGTAAAATACACAGAACACACGTTAAGCTATGAACTATCTACTGTTTACAACAGCACTGGCACTATCATCAGTCGCCGAATATTACTCCATCATGGGCCTCATTGCGATCTTCTCAGGCGCAGCTGTATCCATTGCTATTATGGGTGTTATACTTGGTGTCGCTAAACTGGTTCTTATCTCATGGCTCTATCGTAACTGGAAAGAAACGTCTCGATTACTAAAGATTTATTTTATCGGGGCGATCTTTATACTCATGTCACTGACAAGCATGGGTATCTTTGGCTATTTGTCAAAAGCACATTTAGACCAAGGAATCGTGTCAGGTGATGCAGTGGCTGTTGTCGCGCTTCTTGACGAAAAAATCAATATACAAAAGGAAAATATCAATGCAGCTCGTAAAACAATTTCTCAGTTGGATCAACAAGTTGACGCAGCCCTCAGCAGGACAACTGACGCCACCGGAGCCGACAAGTCCAGTTCTATTAGAAGAAGTCAAACCAAAGAACGTACCAAACTCATCGAAGAAATCTCCACCAGCCAAAAAGAAATCGCCCGCCTCAACGAAGAACGCGCCCCAAAAGCAGTCGAACTCCGTAAAGTCGAAGCCGAAGTCGGTCCCATCAAATACATCGCAGCGCTCATCTACGAAGACAGCGCCAACCAAGACACGCTCGAAAAAGCAGTCCGCGCAGTAATACTACTAATCGTAGTCGTATTCGACCCATTGGCTGTGCTGATGTTTGTCGCATACAACCAATCTGTATCTCAAAGTAAACAAACTGAACCATTTGTACAACATGAGATACAGATTAAAGAGCCTCTAATTGAAGATGCTGTTCCAAACAACGACATTGAGTTAGAGGCTTTCGTCCGAGCTGACGATCAAATCACAATTGAAAGATGGTAATTGTACAACTGCTCAGAAGTACAGTATAATGTATCTTCAGGATACAAACAATAAGTAGAACTTTAGTAAACAGTTCCCAATAATTCATATCTGTGTTATAATCTGGATATGAACTTAGTACAACACCTCAAATCTAGACATCTAGACTTAGACTTACATCGGCCAGTCGTTGACGACACCGAAGGTGTAGCTACATTTTATCTCTACAATCTCTCCGGTCAATTGGTAGGTTACCAGCAATATCGACCGCTTGGAGAAAAGAAACCCCAAAACAATCCCAAAGAAGGTAAGTACTTTACGTATCGTAAGCAGCCAACACTTGCTGTGTGGGGTGTTGAAAGTTTAAAGTATCCCGGAAGTGTCTTCGTCTGTGAAGGCGTATTTGATGCATGTCGTCTTACAGAAAAAGGTTGTGCAGCAATAGCAGTTCTATCTAATAACACAGGATGGGACTTAAGGAACTGGCTTAGCATGTTGAATCGTCGAGTTGTTGCAGTATGTGATAACGATGATGCAGGTCGTAAGCTAGCAAAGTTTGGACATGAAGCAGTCTTTACATACGAGAAAGACCTTGGTGATTCAAGTGAAGATTATGTGAACTCATTGGTACTACATTATGCTTAAGGTAATAGGAAAAGAAGAAACATTCAAGGTTCTTACACTTGCGGAAGCAATGAACCTTGCAAAGAACATGAATGAATTCGTCACAATCAAAGGTGATGACTTTGAAATCGTAGGTATGTTTGGTGTAGACTCCATCAAGAATGGTGTATGTCCAGACGGTATAGATTATGAATGGAAGAAGCGTCGACTATGAGCGAATTTACTCTTGGTGAGAAAACAAAGATTCTCAAATTAAAATCTGACATAGCGTCTTACTATGATTTAACAATGAAGAAGCTTGGAAATCAAATGTTGACGTCCATGTTCTTTAATGATTGTATTATCACTGGTGGTTGTATTAGTGCGCTTTGGCATGGTGAGAAAGTTAATGATATTGATCTATATGCTAAAGATCTTAAAAGCATGAAGAAGATCAAAGATATGCTAACTGATCCTAGCAATAACACTATTGTTAAGAAGGGAACTGCATATGAACTTGACACAGACGATGGTCCTACTCTTGCTGGTAAAGCTTTAATCACAAACAATGCAGTTACACTTGCAAATGATGTACAGTTTGTATATCTCGGTGTTGCTGAAGAGTGTCGTAAAAAGTTTGACTTCATTCACTGTATGCCTTGGTATGATCTACGAACTCAAAAGCTGTATATCTCACAAGCTCAAGTTGCATCTATTAGAACTAAAACTTTAATACCAAATAATACAGGCGAGAAGATTAAAGAACGCCGAATTAAAAAGTATACAGACAAAGGTTGGAATGATACCTTTACTGTGAAACCTGTAGTGTTTAGCTGGAGTGAGCAGAATGCTGTAGGAATCATTGCACAAGAGCTTGGAGAATATACTCCAGTGGTGTACAAATAATCGTAGATAGTGTATAATTGAACCATAAATAAAGAAAAGGACTGGCAGTCAGTTCTTATGATTCTAAGGAGTTTAGAATGAAATCAGGTATATTCATCGGGCGTTTTCAACCCGCCCACCAAGGCCACATCCACGCAATTGGAATCGCAGCATCCCAAGTAGACAAGCTCTACATCATAATCGGCTCAGCAAATGCATGCCGATCAATTAAAAATCCATGGACATATCAAGAACGTGTTGATCGTCTGCGTGCTAAGTTGCATTCAGCTCGTGTCACCAATGTTGAATTCGTTCCATTGAATGATTACCCCTACAACAATACGCAATGGATTGCCGATGTTCGTGCAACGGCAGAACACCATGACATGGGTGTACCTACTCTGTTTGGACACATGAAAGAAGGCAACGACTATCTTGGCTGGTTCCCAGATTGGAAGTTTCGCGATATCGAAGCTCAATATCAAATCCACGCAACATCAATTCGTAAACGTATGTTTGAATTGAATGATCCCGACATGCCAAAGACTGTGCATGACGACTACAAATACTATCAAAAAGAAACGGCTACCTTTGCAAACTATCCCTTCCCAGAAACTCTCAACTTCAACTGCGCAGATGCAGTTATTGAATGCCAAGGACATGTGCTCCTCATCCGACGTAAGTATGCGCCTGGGGCAGGAGCTTGGGCACTTCCAGGTGGGTTCAAAAACAGGGACGAAACATTTCTCGATTGCGCAGTACGAGAACTGCAAGAGGAAACCAACGTGCGAGTGCCTGAAAAAGTTCTTCGTGGATCTATCGTAAAGACTCAACTTTTCGATTCTCCAAAACGTTCTTTTGGAATTCCACGTAACACTCTTGCTGTATACTTCCGCGTTAACCCTAACCCAGATGGAAGTCTTCCACGTGCCAATGGCGCCGACGATGCAGCAGAATGCCAATGGTTTCCCTTGACAAAGGTATTGAATACTTTAGAACTATATGATGACCACGCTGCCATCATCTCAACAGTAACAGGCGTAGTACCTATGCCAGCATTTATCGGTGTACGATAATTCGCAAATAAGGTATAATTAATCATCAACAACGATAAGGAGCTTATCATGAAACTTTCTAAAAACATCCTCTTGAACACTGATAGTTACAAAACTTCTATGTTCAAACAATATCCTGCCGGCACGACCGGTGTCTATTCATACATCGAATCTCGTGGTGGTCGCTATGATTCCACTGTGATGTTCGGTCTTCAAGCGTTCATTAAGGAATACCTCCTTGACCCAATCACTCAAGCCGACATTGATATTGCAGATGAAATACTTACTGCTCATGGAGAGCCCTTCAACCGAGAAGGATGGGAGTACATTCTACGCGTGCACAACGGCTACCTTCCAGTCGTTATCCGCGCTGTACCTGAAGGCACTGTGGTTCCTGTCAAAAATGTACTTGCGACAATTGAAAATACGGATCCAGCATGCTTTTGGCTGACAACCTATTTAGAAACCGCATTGCTTCGTGCAGTATGGTATCCTACAACTGTAGCAACACAATCTTACACAATCAAGAAAGTTATTCTTGACTACTTGGAGCGAACTGGTGACCCTGCAACTATTGATTTTAAGCTTCACGACTTTGGTGCTCGCGGTGTGTCTAGCATGGAGTCTGCTGGGATTGGTGGAGCCGCTCACCTCGTCAACTTTATGGGTACAGATACTATCACGGGTGTTTTATATGCTCGTGAGTATTACAACGCTGGCATTGCTGGTTTTTCTATCCCAGCAGCCGAACACAGCACTATCACTTCTTGGGGCCGCGATAGCGAAGTAAAAGCTTATGAAAATATGCTCACTCAGTTTGCAAAGCCTGGTGCCATTCTTGCTATTGTTTCTGATTCTTACGATATCTTTAATGCTGTCAGTAATTTGTGGGGCACCGAGCTTCGTGATCGAGTCATTGAATCTGGCGCAACTGTGGTTATTCGTCCTGATAGTGGGGATCCTGTCGAAATCAACCGTAAGCTGATTGAGATCCTTGGTCAAAAGTTTGGTTTCACTGTGAATGCTAAAGGCTTCAAGGTTCTCAACAATGTACGACTCATCCAAGGTGATGGTGTCAACGAATTGAGTATCCGTAGCATCCTCGGTGCCTTCATGGCGATGGGTTGGTCTGCTGATAACATTGCCTTTGGCATGGGTGGTGCACTGCTCCAACAAGTTGATCGTGATACTCAGAAGTTTGCCATGAAGTGTTCTGCTGCTCAAATCAATGGTGAATGGATTGACGTACAGAAAGATCCTGTCACTGATAGCGGTAAGAAATCTAAAGCGGGCCGTGTAACATTGTGGCAGTCAGGTGGAGAGTTTGCTTCTGGTGTAACACCACCTGCTGGTTGGACCGATAAAGGTTTCGGCGGATGGGTTGAAGCAATGCAAACTGTCTTCCGTGATGGTCAAATCATCCGTGAATACGACTTCGCTGAAGTTCGTGCTAACGCAGCAAAGTAATACTTCGGTATTCAAAAAGAAAGCGCCTTCGGGCGCTTTTTCTGTTTACAACAATTCGTACTTTTGATATAATAGCTCTATGGGAACACAGACAGACTACTTCAATCGCATTGGCTACAAGCATACATACGATCTTGGTGATCGTGTTGAAGGCAAGTGGAATAAGATTCCATTCGTTGGCAGTGTAGGTAACGATAGACTTGTAAATGAAGATGATGGTCCTGAAATCACAATTCATTTAGATCTACCTATCATGTATAAAGGTACGATTCACCGCATCATCATTGTAAAACACAAAGACATCAAACGCAGAAAAGAATACGTCTACCCTAAGGACAAGAAATGAACAAAGAAGACTTGAAACAATTCGTAACAGATAACCCTCACTTGGTTTCAATGAAGCCATGCGGTGAAGGCATGTTCGTACTTAAGTATAAGAAGCGTGTTTTCTTTGACAACCTTTGGAACGACTTCTTAGAAGAATGTCGTGGTACGATTGTTGATGCAGACTTTAACGTTGTATCTCGTCCATTCACTAAGATCTATAACTATGGTGTTGAAGAAAAAGCTCCAAAATTAGACAAGGACACTAAGGTAACTGCTTTCCGTAAGGTTAATGGTTTCATGTGTGCTATGACTTATTGTAATGGCAAGCTATTAGTGTCAACTACAGGTAGCACTGACAGTCCATACGTTGCTATGGCTGAAGAACTTATGGGTGAAAATCGTTATAAGTTTGAAGACCATTGTGAGTTCTATCGTGACTTTACTTGGATGTTTGAGTGCGTTCATCGTGACGACCCTCACATCATTCCTGAAAAAGAAGGACTGTATCTATTAGGGTGGCGCAAGAAGGAATGGGGTTCCCAAGTGGAATGCGAACCATTTGCGTTGGGCACACATACACAAGTTTTGGGCACACATCATATTGAAAGCACAACTACCAGTATGACACGTTTAGAACAAATGGCAAAAGAATGTAAGCATGAAGGTTATGTATTCTACACAGATGATGGTTTGTCCGCAAAGATTAAGAGTCCATATTACCTAACAAGTAAGTGGGTTGCTCGTAATCCTCGTACTGATAAAATCATGAATTTGCAAGCTGACATTAAACAACATATCGATGAAGAATACTATCCATTGATTGATGCTATCCGTGAAAACATTGTGGAATACACAGCGTTGGATGAGCAAGGTCGATTGGCTTGGGTTCGTAACTTCTTGGACAAATGATGCACTTTAGCAATACCAATAACCCTATTGATTTTCCTAAGGATGATTTAGTGTATCGTCTACGTAAGCGAGCAGAAATTCGTAGACAGATTCCTACTCGTAAGAGTGTCCAAGAAGGAACCCGCGATCGTATGGCAGATCTTCTTGATGAAGCTGCTGATGAAATTAACAGATTAGAACAAATGATTGCAGATTTAGTTGCTGCAAGATTGGAAAACATATGACAGATTTTGTAACAAGTGACATTCACTTTGGTCATGCAAACATTATGAAATTTTGCCCTGAATCACGTGCGTTTAATAACGATGTGAGTAAGATGCATGAAGCTATTATCAAAAACTGGAATGCAGTCATTACACCTCAAGATCACACTTACATCTTAGGTGATGTAGCATTCTGTAACTGGCAAGACGCAGTTAAGTTGTTGAATCGTTTAAATGGAACTAAGACTTTAGTCATTGGTAACCATGACAAGAAGTTGATGAATTCACAAGAATTCCGTGATTGTTTTGTTAGTTGTCAAGACTATATATCTATCACTGTAGATAAAACAAAAGTTGTGATGTTCCATTATCCTATTGCTGAATGGGATCAAATGCATCGTGGTGCTGTACATTTGTACGGTCACTTGCATGGTGGCGTCAGCGGCATGGAAAAGTATCGTTGTATGGATGTAGGTATGGACACTAACTACTGCCGTCCTTACAGATTGAGCGATGCAATTGCAAAGTGTTTAAAAGGTGACATCAAAGGTCACCACCAAACTGGAGTTTAAATGAAAACAGCATACATTTTAGTTGGAGTGCCAGGATCTGGTAAGTCTACTTGGGTCACTAATCAAAAGTGGGCTCAAGAATGTAGCTACATCTCTACCGATCAATGGGTAGACTTAGAAGCTGAACGCACTGGTAAGACATATAGTGAAGTGTTTGCTGATTATATGCCAAGAGCTATTAACTTAATGATACGTAAATTAGATCTTGCTAAAGACGCTGATATGAATATCATCTGGGATCAAACTTCAACTACTATTGCTTCACGTAAGAAGAAGTTGAAGTTCCTACAAGGTTATCATACAGTTGTTGTAGTGTTCAAGATTCCTGAAGCTGAAGAGTTGAAGCGCCGTTTGAATTCTCGTCCAGGTAAGCACATTCCCGATGACGTTATGAAGTCAATGATTAAAGGTTTTGAAATGCCAACTGAAGAAGAAGGTTTTGATGAAATCTGGCATGCTGAATAAAGTTAATTCGTGTTTGTGTTATAATTTACTAAAGGATTAATTATGAATGGAGGTAAACCTTTGGCCGCATTACTACGTGCAAAAGTGGACGCTGCTGACGAAATCAGCATTACTAAAGTGACCACTCTCAAGGAAGGCTTTATGACTATTACAGAATTCGAGAATTCACTCGGATATCATACAGTCAAAGTCTTTCCAACTGAATCATCTGCTAAAGCATATGCAGCAGGTGAACGAATCCTAAAAGTAAAATTGGAGCGTGAACTATGAACATAGACTTTAATGAATGTTATCAATTACAGACTGAACTTACAAAGATTGAACACCTCGATCTTTATCAGCTTACTCTTACTAAAGTTGATACTACTGATGGTGCATCTATTGTTACTAACAAAGATGAACATTACTTTACGTTTGACGAATTGAAGCAATTTGTTACTTACCTGAATAAGGCAACAAATGGCTACATCTAATTCCTCTATTGATTGGACAAAACTTATGAGTCAAGAAGACCAAGCATCTGTGCTCGGCACACCTGAATTTCGTGAATGGCTGGTGTCTCTGCTGGGAACGAGCACTGTAACAGTTACCTTCACTAAAAAAGATGGCAGTGAACGAATTATGAAATGCACGCGTAATTCTGCATTCATTCCTACCGAACAACTTCCCAAAGAAGGCAGTGAGAAATCAACTACTTCTATCCCCGTCTTTGATCTTGAAGCACAAGGTTGGAGATCTTTTATTGCTACCAACATCACAAGGATTGAATACGATGTCTAAGCCTCTTTTGATAATTCTCATTGTCGCCCTTGCAATCATTTTTGGACCATTCTGCACAATCTGGGGTATGAATACTCTCTTCCCAGTATTGAACATTCCTTATACATTTGACACATGGCTTGCAGTCATCCTCGTTCAACTCGCAATTCGTTCTAATATCTCTACATCAAAATGACACAAATCTCATCCCCTGCTGATCGCGCTAAGATCAAGAAAATGCTTGAAGAAGTTTCCAACTCGATGACACGTATCGCTGCAGAACGTGATTTGATTAAGGAAACCATCACAGAAGTTTCAAAGGAGTTTGAACTTCCTAAGAAGTATCTCAACAAGATGGCTCGTACATACTACAAGCAAAACTTTCACGTTGAACAGGCAGATCATGAGGAATTTGAAAGCCTCTACACCACGATCTTGCAAAGTAATCCTTAAGTTTACAGTGTACAATAATTCGTGTTTGGTATATAATACAGATATGAATTGGAGAACACATGGCTACAACTAAAGAAAAAGAACCAAAACTCACGGCCTCTGAGAAACGTGCTCAGAAGCGCCGTGAAACCGCTGCACAAATGGAGCAAGTCTTCGGCACCGGTAAAGGTAGCGCTGAACCTACTATTAATCCTCTTGACTACACCGCATCTTTGATGCGAGCATTGAACTACTACAACTCTGCCTTTGAAAACAAAGACAAACGTAAGTGGTTCATGTCGTACGTTGGCAAAAAGAATGAGGAATTTGATTCACTGTCTGACTGGGACTTCCGTTCAGTTGGCACTATCATTCGTCTCAAGCAACGTGAACAACCTCTGCAAGAACATCACCTTAAGTTCATTGAAGATTCTATCGAAGAACTTCGTGAAAAAGCTAAAGGTGGTAAAACTTTCTCAGCCTTGAAAGGTGAACCTAAAGCTAAGGAAGAAAAACCAGTAGTCACGATTCAAGATCGTATTGCTGAAGCAGCATCTACTCACATCGGTGAAATCAATGGACTCATTGATGATTACATTATGAACGATACTGAAATCGATGTGGGTGCCTATTTGAAAGCTAACAACGTTAGTCCACAAGTTTCTAAGTTGATTCCTCAAGCTTTCACTAGAACTATTGAAGAACTCAACGAAGTCATCGAAGGAAAAGATAAACAATTGGTTGAAGGTTATTCTTTCATTAAGAAGACCAAGCTTAAAAAGCTAATCAAATCAATTGAAGCTATCCAAGATGCTTGTGCTCAACAAGTTGTTACAGCAAAAGCTACTCGTAAACCACGAGCTCGTAAGGAAAAACCAGCATCAGTGTTGGCAGCTAAAGTTAAGTTCATGAAAGAATTTGCTGAACTTACTTTGAAGTCTGAACAACCTGTTAAAATTGTTGGTGCATCTGAATGCTGGATTTACAACACGAAGTATAAGAAACTTCAAGTGTATCGTTCACTCGGTGCTCTATCAATCAAAGGTACAACCATTCTTAACTATGATGTAGCAACATCTGGTTCTAAGACTATGCGTAAACCTGAACTCGTCACTGGTTATGCCGGTATGACTAAACGTACTTTGGCTCAGGAGTTTAAAACTCTTAAGACTAAGGAAGCTGCAGTCAATGGTCGTATTAACGAAGACTGTATTATTTTGAAAGTGTTTTCATGAAATTAGCTGAATACGAATTTCCTCTTCTAATTGTAGAAAATCTATTCAACGAAGAAGAACTAGTACACGTATGGAATGAGATTGATAGTGTCAATCAATTCATGATGAAGCCTGATTCTTTTTCTGCAAAACAACTTGATGGAACTTTAAAGAAGAATAATAAAGCATGTTGGATTGACATGGTCTATGGTCCTAATAGAAATGCTTCATTCATCTTAAATTCTCACAAAAAGATCTTCAATAAAGATTTTGAAAAAGCTGCAAGTGATATGCATTGGTTTTATAGATACATGTCTCATCTTACTAAAGATGCTACACTATTAAACTTTTATGAAAATGATGATCACTATCATTCACACACTGATGATTCGACTATCACTACACTCATCTGGCTTTGGAGAGAACCAAAAGCATTCACAGGTGGTGACATGATCTTTGACGACAAACATCTTTTTCCTATTCAAAATAATACAATGGTGATGTTTCCTAGTTGTATTAACCATGAAGTTACTAAAGTAAACATGGAAGATAAGCCCGGCTATGGCCGATTTGCAATTACAATTTTTTCACATATTATATGATTCTCATCGATTACTCTCAGGTTTGTGTTGCAGCAATCCTTGCATTTGCTGGCGACCTAAAGAAGGGCGATACCAATGAGAAGAAAAATCTCATTAGACACGTGGCACTCACGTCTATCAAGGCGTACAAGAAAAAGTACGGCAAAGAATTTGGTGAAATCGTCATCTGTTGTGATGGCCGCAACTACTGGCGCAAAGACGTGTTTGCAAACTATAAAGGTCTGCGTAAGAAAGCACGTGAAGAATCTGACCTCGACTGGGGCATCATCTTTGACACACTGTCTGAAATCCGTGAAGACATTCGTACATACTTTCCTTACAAAGTTGTGCATGTTAATAAATGTGAAGCCGATGATGTGATTGCTGTCCTTACTGAATCTACTCAAGAGTTCGGTAAGCATGAACCAGTGATGATTGTATCTTCCGACAAAGACTTCAAACAACTCCATGCTTATGACAACGTCAAGCAATTCAGTCCTATGCTGAAGAAATTGATTACAGTAAATAAGAAGGAGCTCAAGGCATGGCTAACTGAACACATCGTTAAAGGTGATGCAGGTGACGGCATTCCAAACATCTTGTCTGACGACAATGTGTTCATGGATGGTGTACGTCAAAAGTCTATCCGAGCTGAACGTCTGCAGGAATTTATTGACAAAGGCATTGATGCTTGCCGTAATGATACAGAACGCCGTAACTGGCAACGTAACATTCAGCTAGTCGACTTTAGCTACATTCCTGAAGACATCAAGGCAACTGTTATGGAAGCATTCGAAGTAGAACCTACTGGTGATAAGAATGCTGTGATGAACTATCTTATCAAAAACAAGTGTAGACTTCTGTTGAATGAAGTAGAGGAATTTTAATGGCTACGAAATATATTACTGAAATGCTTGAGGAGATCAATAGTGATCCCAAGCAGATTGAAAAATATAAGACGAATGCAGCGCTGAAGTTTATCTTTCAGCATGCATTCATTCCTGAAAAGAAATTTGAATTGCCGGAAGGTGACCCACCTTTCAATCCAGACCCAGCGCCGTTGGGAATGTCACGCGCAAATTTCGTTATGGAAACAAAGAAGCTGTACATCTTCACTAAAGAACGTCCATTGAACAAAGTTCGCAAAGAACAACTGTTCATCCAACTTCTTGAAAACATTCACCCATCCGAGGCTAAGGTTCTCCTTGCGGTTAAGGATCAGAAGCTAAATAAACTATATAAGAAGATTACTGCAAAGCTTGCAGCAGATCATGGCTTCATTCCAGAACAGGCAAAAGATGAGGAAAAAGCACCAAAAAAATCTTAAGGTTATTCTCTCGATGGAGCAGGAAGAGCTCGCTCACTGGTTGGCAAACTTGCCGGACGACGAAATCGAATACGTTGAGTGGCTGGTTGAAGAAGTTGAGTCTTCGTTGGACAACATGATCCTTGAACAGGTCGGTCTAGATGAAGCACGAGAAGTAATCAAAAAGTATACACTTCCAAAAGGTTGACTGCTTTAGTCAACTATGTACAATAATTCGTTTCTGTGGTATAATTACTCTAACAACTGGAGAAAAACATGGGAATGATGAAGAACATTTATGCGCAAGTGGAAGATCTTTACTATGATGGATACGCTCCAATCGAGATCGCCGAAATGACAGGTCTCCACTTTACTGAAGTGGTTTCCATTCTTGAAGAACTTGGAGAATTCGCTTGATTATTGACATCCTAAACGAAATCGCTGCAACGTCTTCTCGCAATGAGAAGGAAGCAATCATTCGTCGTGAAATCAACAATGAAGATCTGAAGCAAGTTTACTTCTTGGCTTACGATCCTTTCACTCAGTTTTACATTCGTAAGATTCCTGCTTATACGACTTCGCCTGGTCGAATGGATGGACAAAAGTCTCTTCAATCTGCTATGCGAGATCTGAAGGAATTGAGTACTCGTCAAGTCACTGGTAACGCTGCAATTGCATTCCTTGCAAATGTACTATCACTAGTGAAAGCTGAAGATGCTCAAGTGATTGAACGTATCATCGGCAAAGATTTGAAGTGTGGTGCTTCTGATTCAACTGCTAATAAAGTGTGGCCAGGTCTTGTGCATGATTATCCTTGTATGTTGGCTTCAGCATACGATGAAAAGCTTGTTGCAAAGATGAAGTGGCCAGCTATGGCACAATTGAAGATGGACGGTATGCGTTTTAATGCCATTGTTAAAAATGGCAAGTGCGAATTTCGTTCACGCAATGGTAAGGAAATCGATCTTAAGGGTAACCTTGAAGAAGAGTTTATCAAACTTGCAAACAAACAAGACTTTGTCTTTGATGGCGAGCTAGTTGTGTTTGAAGATGGTAAGATTCTTGATCGTCAAACTGGTAATGGCATCCTCAACAAAGCTGTTAAGGGTACTATCACCGAAGAAGACGCCAAGAAAGTTCATGCTACGTTGTGGGATTGTATTCCTTACAATGTGTTTAGCGGTGAGAAGTCTTGCAACATTCCTTATTCGATACGCTTTAGCATATTGCAAACTGCTGTATCTTTTGATAAGATTCACGTTGTTGAAAGCAAACAAGTTGCTAACATTGATGAAGCGCAAGAAATCTTTAAAGGTTACTTGGCTGATGGACAAGAAGGCATCATTCTAAAAGATATGAATGCGATGTGGGAGAACAAACGAGCACGTCATTTGATTAAGTTCAAAGGTGAGTTGGAATGCGATCTAAAGATCGTAGGTATTCAAGAAGGCACTGGCAAATACGTTGGTAAAGTTGGTGCTTACATTTGTGAGTCTGAAGATGGCATCGTTAAATGCGATGTAGGTTCGGGCTTCAAAGACAATCAACGTGAAATCGACAACAGTGTTATTGGTAAGATTGTTGCAGTGAAATATAACGCACGGATTAAGAATAAGCAAGGTGAAGAGTCTCTCTTCCTTCCTATCTTTTTGGAAATGCGTGAAGATAAAATAATTGCAGATTTTAGCAAAAATATTGCGTGAGAGCGTAAGAAACGTATATATAATATATCAACACAAAGAGGCAGCAATGCATTTAACTTCTATACTCTCCGCGAAACTAGGTTATGGCTTTAATAGCCAGGCTGACGTACGCCCTACATCAATTGAAGGATGGGGTCTAGGGTCTAAGAAGTAAGAAGCGCATACGCTCACTCCTCTTAGGCCCTACTGAAAAGTTAGGGCCTTTGTAGTTTCTAGTGTACAATAATTCGTAGGTGTGTTACAATACATCTACTGTCTGGTAAAACAGACAAACATCGGTAAGAAAAATATTTTTCCAAACGGTGTACAAATAATCGTAGTTGATGTATAATACATCTCTACTGCTGATAAAGCAAATGTTCTTTTAAAATTCAACGGTATTTTGTTCCCTGATGGTGTAGCGGTAACACAACTGACTTTGACTCAGTCGTCCCAAGTTCGAACCTTGGTCGGGGTGCCATATTGAAATACATTCAAGCAATGACATGGCTGGTAGGCATGTATCTTGCTGGACTAAAGACCTACTACGTCTGAGTGTGTTTCAATATGGTTTAATCTGGGTGTAGGATAGTGGTAGTCGACGAGTCTTGGATACTCGAGGTGCAAGTTCGATTCTTGCCTCCCAGACCACAAGTTTTTTTGGTGTGTGTTCCCTTCAGCGGTCTGTAAAATCGTTGTCTTAAATTTGAAGGGTGGCAGACAGATGGTTCGATTCCTTCACACACCACCAGTTTTGGGGACAGCTCAGGGGAGCGGCGGTGCCTTGCAAGTTCCGTGACTAGAAGGGTTCGATACCCTCGGTCTCCACCAAGTTTTAGGATGGTTGCAGCAAACAATACTTAAGGTTCGATTCCTTATTTTGCCACCAATACTCGGCAGAGTCGCTCAATGGAGAGCATCAACCCATCCTGTTGTATTTTATGGTGTGGTCCTATAATGGTATTAGAGCGGATTGCTAATCCGTCGGCTCACGAAAGTGGGCTTCTGAGTTCGAGTCTCAGTCACACCGCCAATTTTGGGAAATGTGCGTAAGGTACGCAAAACAAAAGTATTCTGTAAAGAATATTTGCAGCATCAAATAAAACACTAGTTGGTTCGATTCCAGCATTTCCCGCCAAACAATGCGTGCTTAGCTCAGTTGGTAGAGCAGAACGTTGCCAACGTTCAGGTCGCAGGTTCGAACCCTGTAGCCCGCACCACTTTCGGTTCGCGCTTATAGCTTAATGGTAAAGCAGCGAACTCATAATTCGTTGAGTCTAGGTTCAATTCCTAGTGAGCGCACCAATTTATTTTTGAGGTAGAAAATGTAGGAGAAATCATGTCACACGTCTTAGCTTTAGATGCATCAGGTTTGCCACGGAAGTGGATCAACTATGAAGATGCTATTACATACTTTGCAAAGGGAATGGTCGTCTGGTCACTAGGTGAAACAGTCGCAACTTTCCATGGTGGAGTACAAAAGGACGGTGTGATGTCGATACTCGAAACACCTTCTATCATTGCTGTAAAAGGCAAAGGATTCAATCTTGAACGCGCTGGTAAGGTTATCTTGACAAACAAGACTTTGTTTGCTCGTGACCGACATGTATGTGCTTATTGCGGTGACAAATTTGCTAACTCTCATTTGTCTCGTGACCACGTACATCCAGTATCTCGTGGTGGTGAAAACACTTGGATGAACTGTGTAACAGCATGTATCAAGTGCAACACTCAAAAAGGTGCACGCACTCCAAAGGAATTTGGACATGACCTTTTGTATGTGCCATACGAACCTAACCATTTTGAAAACATGATTCTCCAGAATAGAAACATTCTGACAGATCAAATGGAGTACTTGATGGGTGGAGTTCCAAAGCACTCACGTATTTTGATGAATTAGTAACATGTACGGGTGCCCGAGCGGCCTAAGGGGACTGATTGCAAACCAGTTATTCGTGGGTTCAAATCCCACCCCGTACTCCAGATCATAAAATGGCTCAAAAAGCCCTATATGAATCAACAACTTATGTGACTGAAATGCACCAGAATGCATTCTAGATCACATAATGTATATCCTACCGCTTGAGTGACATACGTTCATTCTGGCAGCTGTAGTACTTTGGTACTACTTCTTAATAGTTGACAAGAACAGTAAACTATTAAGAAGTGGTGTACAATAAATCGAGATCGTGATATAATTACTCTATCAAATCAAGAAGGAGTAGTTCAAATGGCTCGTAAATCAAAAGACATCGTCACTATCGTAGACGGCGTGAAAGTTACTCAATGTGCTTATCGCGGTCCACGTCGAGGTGAAGGTACTTATGACATCAACAAGTCGAAGTATACCGTTTGGGCACAGACTGTGTCTAAGTACACACGTGGTACAAATGGTGTTCTTGGAACTGTCGAAAGAATTTAAAAATAGTTCACTTAATTGTGTACAACAAATCGTAGATAGTGTATAATCTCTATCTACTTGCTTATAAAGCAAATACCGTTCTTTAAAAATTTATAGGTGAACTTTCTAAGTCTTCGGTCGAATACGAAGCTTAAGTTCACCGTTTTTAAACTTGTTAGAAGCATGACATGTCGTGAGACATCGCTTCTTATGCTGGGTTCGTCTATCGGTTAGGACACATGCCTTTCACGTATGTAAGACGGGTTCGATTCCCGTACCCAGTACCATTTTTAAACACACTGCCGAACAATCAAATTGCTTAGCAGATGAGTAGTGTGTTTAAAAATGGTAATGCTCTGTTAGCTCAATTGGGAGAGCGCGACACTGTCACTGTCGAGGTAAGGGGATCGAAACCCCTACGGGGCGCCAAGTTTTTATGCAGATATAGCTCAGACGGTAGAGCAGTAGCCTGAAAAGTTATGTGTCGCTGGTTCGATTCCAGCTATCTGCACCAAGTTTATGCCCTTGTAGCTCAGAGGAAGAGCAAACGCTTGATAAGCGTTAGGTCGACATTTCGAAATTGTCCAAGGGTACCAGTTTTAGGATTCATTCAGCAAATAAAAATCTTTTTGGAATAAAGAAAAAGCGAATCCTGTTGTTTTTGGAGGTGCCGCCGTAATGGTATGGCAGGAGACTGTAAATCTTCCGACTTATGTCACAATTGGTTCGATCCCAATCACCTCCACCAAGTTTTATGGCCTAATCATATAGTGGTTATTATACCTGCCTGTCTAGTAGGATATCGGGGTTCGATTCCCCGTTAGGTCGCCAGTTTATTCCCTAGTAGCACAGCGGTAGTTGCACTTGACTGTTAATCAAGGTGTCCGTGGTTCGATCCCACGCTGGGGAGCCAGAGCAAATAGAGATCTTGTTTTGATGCATGGTCTCTCAACGGTTGTCAATGACGATGGGTGATAGTTAGGAATTGACAAGAATTATTGTGGTAGAGCAAGCATGGTGTAGGCGCTTCGCTGTTAACGAAGAATGAGCTAGGTTCGATCCCTAGTACCACAGCCAAGTTTTAGGATAGGTTCAGCAAATAAAAGCATTCAACTTGTAATTGAAAAAAGCTAAAAACTATCCTGTTGTTTATGGGGATGTGACGCAATTGGTAGACGTACTGGTCTTAGAAACCAGGTCCTGTGGGTTCGAGTCCCACCATCCCCACCAAGTTTTGTAAGTGTAGATGTTGTGAAAGTAGGAACTCGAAATCCCTGTGAGTTGTCCGTACGACAACCTTGTAGCAACTAATACTACGTACCTCTAACCCTAACGTATACTGGGCGAAATGGTTCCGAATGAGAGAGGCGGAACTACTTACAAATTCAATCTCGCCTTGACTTATGGCGTACAATGTGATAAGTAGTAAGTCATTTTAGATTGTAAACTTTGATGGTGAAGTCCGGCCTCTTAAGCCGAGAGAACCCAGTTCGAGTCTGGGACGATCTACCATATTGAAATACATTTGAATGCTTAGGCCAAGCAGATGTAGCGGATTACAGCCCGATAGCTTTCGGGTAGGCAGGTTCAATTCCTGCGAAGTGTATTTCAATATGGGCTGTTAGTGATAATGGGAGCACGAGGCCTTTGCACGGCTTAGGTGGGAGTTCGATCCTCCCACGGTCCACCAAAATTTGGAGATGTGATGTAATGGTAGCATAGCATAGCAAAAAGTCAATTCTGTAAAGAATTGTTTCCGCATACCTATAGCTCTAACTCTGTAAAAGTTCTTGTCCGCGGTTCGAATCCCGGCATCTCCACCAAGTATACTAAGACAATGTTTAGTAGTATGAGTAGACGGAAACCGACCCTTGCGAGACTGCGGGGGCTTCACGAAAGTGACGATGCGAAAGTAAGTCGGTCCAGTAGGGGTATGAAAAACATTGTTAGCGGTCCAGTTGCCAAAGGACAAAAGTTATAATTGACATAACGCCGTGTATTCCTTTAAGAATTTTGCGCTCGTAGTATAATGGAGAATACTCTAGGCTACGAACTTAGTAATGGTGGTTCGATTCCATCCGGGCGCACCAATCATGCCGAATTAGCACAGCGGTAGTGCAATCGCCTTGTAAGCGATAGGTCGTCTGTTCGAACCAGACATTCGGCACCAGAATTAGTCGGAGTAATTAACCGAAAAGTAAGTAGTAGACCTCCATGGCACCGCGGATGGTCTTTGCAGATAAGTCCTGCGTCAGGTGTCCGAAAGGGTAGCACTTGAGAAACACTGGGGTAAGAGTCCCAAGTTTGTGCCAGCAATTTACATCGCATTCGACTTCAGGTGAGGTCATCACCCTTTCAAGGTGACTAGACGGGATCGTTACCCGTATGCGATACCATATAAGCCTAGGTGCAGGGAATTGGTAGACCGGCAACGTTGAGAACGTTGTGACTGAAATATGTGGGAGTTCGAATCTCCCTCTAGGCACCAAAATTACGCGGGTAGTGCGGAAACACTCCAGTCTCATAAGCTCGGAGCATCGGCAGTTCGAATCTGTCACCCGCATCCAATATGCGTTAGTAGCTAAATGGCATAGCAGGAGCCTCTAAAACTCTGAGCAGTGGGTTCGATTCCCATCTAACGCACCATGGATGTATAGCACAGCGGTAGTGCATCTCCTTCATACGGAGCAGGTCAGTAGTTCGAATCTACTTACATCCACCATATATAATTCATCGGAGTATAGCACAGCCTGGTAGTGCGCTTGCTTTGGGAGCAAGAGGTCGCAGGTTCGATCCCTGCTACTCCGACCATTTTTAACTAAGGACATTATGATTGTTACACCATTGAAAAAGAACGTGCTTGTTGCAGAAAACAAGCGTGAAAACACAACTGAAAGCGGTATCGTTATTCAAGGTGCAGAAGGTTTAGGCGAATCAAAGTCTGGAAAAGTCCTTGCAATTGGATCTGAAGTTACCGATGTTAAAGTTGGTGATACGATCTATTTGATGTGGAACAAAGCAAAGCTTGTTAAGATTGATGGCGCACAGCGTGTGATCATTTCTCAAGACGACATCGTAGCAGTCTTAGAAGATTAATTGTTTGCTCTTTTAGTATAATGGCATTACACTACATTGGTAATGTAGAAACACTGGATCGTAACCAGTAAGGAGCACCAGGAGTTCATATGAGTAAAATGAGTGATGGCGGCAAAGGTAGTGGTCGTAGACCCAACGATGTCGATGATAAAAAGATAGAAGACAATTGGAATAACATCTTTGGTATGTCTCCACTTGAACGTAAGAAACGTGAAGAAGCACTGCAAAAGCTTGCAGAAGCTAATAAAGAATTAGGTTTAGAATACTAATAATGCGGACATAGCGCAATAGGTAGGAGGCAACAGACTTAAAATCTGTACAGTGCGGGTTCGAATCCCGCTGTCCGTACCAAATATATCTCGGTAGTGTAATGGCAGCATACCAGTCTCCAAAACTGTTGGTCGGGGTTCGAGTCCCTGCCGGGATGCCAAGTTGTGTTGCAACTAATCAGGGGTGCTTGCGTTCTCGCCCTGTTAAAAACAAAAATATGACGCAGCCAAGTTTAATGGAAAGTAATGCAGCGGGGTTGGTCCTGCGACCAGCCTTGAAAACTGGGTTCTCCTAACGGGGATGGGGTTCGACTCCTCTGCTTTCCGCCAGATTTTGAGATAGACGTAGAGATTGAGTCCCTTGTATTCTAGTGCCCTATTCTTGAGCATGACACACCAGTAGAATTGTACAAGGTTAGCATAAACTCTCTCATACGAGACAACCCAGCGAGTCCTTAAGAAAGATAGTTGGTCTCTCAAACCCTATATAGTGAGTTGGCAGAGTGGCTTAATGCACCACCTTGGAAAGGTGACGATCCGAAAGGGTCCGAGAGTTCGAATCTCTCACTCACTGCCATTATGCGGGTATAGCTCAGTTGGTAGAGCACTTCCTTGCCAAGGAAGATGTCGAGAGTTCGAGTCTCTTTGCCCGCTCCATTTTAGGATACATTATGAATGAATATGGAGTACCTTTACATGCATGCAACGGTCATCGTCATGATGAACATTATTGGGCGTGGATGAAGTGGGTTATAGAAAATTGTATATGTTTAGGCTCAGATGGCGAAAAAGTATTTTACAAAAAGCCTATACATTAATTCGTCAATGTGGTATAATTAGTCTATGATAAACGAAAAAGAACATGAAATCATGTCGATCACTCAAGAAGAGTGTGCAGAGGTCATTCAAGCTATAAGCAAGATTAACCGATTTGGTTTTGATGGTAGACATCCTGAAAAAACATACAACAATCGTGAACACCTTGAAGAGGAAGTTGGCGATGTATTAGCAATGATTGATTTGTTGCTAGAAAACGACATTGTGTCTTGGGCTAATGTGAACAAGGCACGTAGAAAGAAATTTGAGAAGCTCCAGCAATGGAGCACTGTAATGAATTAATGCGGGATTGGTATAGGGGTTGTGCCCTAGTCTTCCAAACTAGAGAGACCAGTTCGAGCCTGGTATCCCGCTCCATTTAACTTTAACTAGGAGAACGAAGTATGAAATCGAAACCGATCGCTAAAGAACGTAACTGCTTCGTTCGTTTAGCGTTATTCCGAAAAGCAGGGTCGCACCGTAAAAGCAATAAGGCTTTACGTAAAGCGGCAAACCAATCTAATCATTGGGCCTGAAACTTTAAGGTGAAGTAACTGGCTTTTAACCAGTAAAATTCGGATCGTTACCGAACGGGCCTACCATATAAAAACATACTCCAGGTTGGGTTGAATTCGCGGTTCAACTATTTGGGTATCATGGACTAGATAATTACTAGCACCGATACTAAGATACGTAGTGTGTTTCTATATGGTTATGGTGGCTATGGTGTAATGGAAGCACCCAACTCTGTGAAAGTTGTAGCACGGGATCGTTACCCGTTAGTCACCCCAATATTATGCCTCGTTAACTCAGTGGTAGAGTGCTTCCTTTACACGGAAGAGGTCGGCAGTTCGAAACTGTCACGAGGTACCAACTTTAAAAGGAACTTCTATGAAAGCGCTTGCCTAGATTTTACACCCTCCGTAATTTCTTTATTGTCTTTATCATGCAATCAATTAATCAATAAGGAAATCTATATGTGTATCGAATTAAAAATCAAATCTAAACATCTCGCCCTTGAGCCTTCTATCATTCGTTCAGAAGAAGAAAAGCTTAAGAAACAAATGAAGTATCATCGTAGTGATGATAAAGAAAGTTCCTTTACATTGGAACGTAAGTTAAACAACTTAGTCAATCATCGTAAGTGGAATGTTCGTAACGAAGCACGAGCAACACACCTTGCACGAGCATATATTGCTGGTAAAGCATATGCTTCTGTTGAGAAATCACGTAACGATGAAGGCTTATTTAGAAATTACATTGTTATACGTATTGTAGCAATGGTACAACGATATGGAGATCGTAAGGTCACTAGCGATATGATTCGCGAGTGGGCTAAGGTCTAAGAAATATAGGATAGTTTCAGCAAACCCAACGCAACGCCAATGGATGGCAATTTGACTTCTAATCAAACCTTGTGGGTTCAATTCCCACTGCAAAACAACTATCCTGATGAATATGTCTCATTAGCTCAAAGGTAGAGCACTGCTTTGACATAGCAGATACGGCGGATCGTTACCGTCATGAGATACCAACTGAAAGCTTATTATGTTAACATGTATTCAAGTGCCGCAGTTCATGCATCCACCACAAAAGTTCATTGATAAAGCTCGACAGCTTACTAAAGAACTTGCTGATGGAACATGTGAACAAGAACCAATCAATTCTGGTCTCTTCAATAAAGGTTATACAGAACGTACTTACATTCGACATGGTGTAGAAACACCAACTCGTGTAGGTAGAATGTATTCTCTTGGAGATGACTTCATTCAATGGGTGAAGGATTACCTACATCCACATCCAGATGAAACTGGATTGAATGTTCTCAAGCCATTTGACTGTCCTATCATGGGGCCACATATTGACACAAAGCGTAAGTACGTACTGTTCTACCCAATTGCATTAGGTGGCGACAATGTACAAACAGTCTTCTATAAAGAACCCGGTCATACGATTGATCGTTCACATTCACTTGGACCAAGTGGTGTAGGTTATTATGTAAGAGACTATAAAGATTTAGAAGCTATTGATCAGATCAACATGCAAATTGGCGTGTGGTATTTGATGAATCCTAAGGTTATCCATAGCGTAGAGAACGTACATGGTCCGCGATCCATGATTACTGTAAGCTTACCCGACATGGATCAATTTCCTTGGAAGAATAGGATTCCAGCTCAAGAATAATGGGGATGTGACGCAATTGGTAGACGTGCTTGATTCAAAATCAAGATTCTGTGGGTTCGAGTCCCACCTTCCCCACCAAAAATAAAAGCACCTTCGGGTGCTTTTGTCCGTTCTAGGTGTATAAATAAAATTAGGTAATGCAACGTTACCTAATAAGATCAAATAATAAAAATAACAAAGGAATCTTATGAGAAAAACTACTAAGACGATTACGGAAATTACCCATGAACATGGCGTCATTTCCTTCGAACTTCCCGCGTACGAAGCTCTTCTAGACCTAGCGTCTACAGATGGGTGCCGTGACGAGCACAGAGACATCATTGTTGAAAGAACAAAGACTATCTCTGAGGAAATCGAAGGAGAGCCATTGAAAGAGGATCACTTACCGGCAATCGTAGCAGGCACTCCTGCAGCTACAGCTCTCGCTGCAGCTTAAGTTATAAATCCATAACAAAGAATTAGGGTAATCCCTACGTTTGCTGTGACGCGCACAGTATTTCCATAAAACTATAAAAACAAAAGGAAAATAAAATGGCAGAAATTCTACAACCTAGCGGTATGATGATGAGTGGTGGTGACGGTGGTCTTGGCTTTGGCTCGGGCGGTGGTTTAATTGGTGGTCTAATTCTTGGTACGCTCTTGCGTCAAAACGGTGGTGGTCTATTCGGTGGTGGTAACGGCGATGGTTCAGCAGTTACAGCTCAAGGTACAGCTAACATGTCTTTGATGCAAGCAATTGGTCAAGTTGATAAAGCAGTTGCCGTTGGTACTGCAGCAATGGAAGCTTCACAAGCTACACAAACAATTGGTATCACTGGTCAATTGAACAGCGTAACATCTTCACTTGCAAGTCGTGTTGATGGTGTTAAAGACGTTATGAATACAAATAACGTTGCTAACATGCAATCTCAAGCTATGCTTCTACAAAATGCAATGGCTAACACTGCAACGATTAACCAAAACATCATGGAAAATCGTTATGAGTTATCTAAAGATATTGCAGCTGATGGTGAGAAGACTCGTGCTTTGATTACATCACAATATGAAATCAACCTACAACGTCAGTTGGCAGATGCTAATGCAGCTATCATCGAACTACGTAGCCGTGAGTTCTCTGGTTCTGCAGCACGTGGTGTTGAAGTTACTACAACTAACAACATCAATCAAATGCAACAGCAGCAACAGCAGCAACAGCAGTTTGGTCAATTGTCCAATTTGATTTGGTCTTTAGGTCAAAGCATTCGTTCTAACAACGAAGCAATCAACGTTGGTTC